TAGCTGGGGGGGTGTTTCCGCAGGTCAGAGGCTTGCGGGTGTGTCGGCGTTTGCGCAGGTCAGGGCACGTTTCGCGCCTCCAGCTAACTTTCGACCGGTTTTCGATCAGGTGTTCGATCCGCGGGCCTCGGCGCGGGACTTCGGCGCGTGGCACGCTTTGCATAGGGTGCGCAGGTTGTCAAGTGTGTCTGTGCCGCCGCGTGATCGGGGTTGTATGTGGTCGGCGTGGAGTTCGCCGGTGTCGGGTTGTGCTTGGCGGCCGCATTGTTGGCAGGTCCAGTTGTCGCGGCGGAATGTGGCTTGTTGCAGGCGGTGTGGGACTTTGCGTCCTTGGTGGTTGCCCCAACGGTGTGTGGTGTGTTGGGGGCATGTGCCGGTTGTGGTGAGTGTGGTGCAGCCTGCGTGTCGGCAGACTTTGGGTGCTCGTGGCATCAGATTGGTTGGGTGTCAGTGGTCCAGGTGTCTCGTCCGCCGTGTTGCCATGCGACGCGTCCTGGTGGTCGTGGCTGGTTGTCGTTTCTGGTTGCGATGACTGGTGGTGTGTCTGCGTGGTCGACGAGGCTGGGCCATGTGTAGGCGATGGTGTGGCCTTGGTGGCGTGCCCATGCGCTGATTGCTTCGTCGATGGGATTGCCGTCGGGCAGGTTGTTGAGCATGTGTGGTACAAGGTCGGCGTGTATGGCTGTGCCGACTGCGTGGAGTAGTCGCCGGCAGGTGAGCCAGTGTGCTGTGGTGTCGGCGGCTTTGGCGATGCGTTGTTGGTATTCGCGTGGCCGTTCGCGTCCGAGGTAGAGGGAGACTACTGGGCTGGGTGCCGCTGTTAGTGCGGCGTGGAGCTGGTCGCGGAAGTTGTTGCACGGCACCGCGTCGTCTTCGAGCACCACGAGCCAGTCTGTGTTGTGGCGGGTGAGGTGTTGCCAAACTTTGCGGTGGTTGTTTTCGCATCCGAGTGCGCCGTTGTCGATGCTCATGTATGCGGCGCCCACGGTTTCCATGAGTTGGTGGGCTTGTTCTGCGCGTGTGGTGTGGGCGACGATGCCGATGGTGTAGGTCATGTGTGGTCCCAGTATGGTCCGGGGCATGTGTCCCACGGTCCTCCCCAGTGGACTCCGTCTGGTCCTGGCCCGTGCCACGCTGGCTCTACGCCGGCGGCGCGTGCGCCGTACAGGTCGTAGGAGCGGTCACCGGTCGCGAGTGTGAGGTTCTCGAAATCGATGAGCAGCACGCCGCGGTCGGGGTGTACGACGACGTTGATCAGGCAGGGGTCGCAGTGCCACCAGCCGGCGGCGTGGATGGCGGCGAGCAGATCCCACAGCGGTTCGGCGTAGCGCCGGGACCAGTTGGGGTGCAGGTTGAGGATCGGGGTGCAACGTTCCGTTTCGATCCACATGGGCCCGAAGTCGATGAGTTTGGGCGTGGCCCATGGCATCGTGCGGTATGCCTGTAGTTCTTTCTCCCAGGCGATCTGATTGGTGAACTGCTTGTGCACGGTGCGTCGGTGGATGGTGATGGTTGCGAGGCCCATTTGTGTGTCTCCACGTTGCTCCGGCTGGGCGGGCGTTGTTCACGAGGTCTTTGGTCGTATGTGTGTGGTTTTCACGGCGACGGTGGAGTGTGGTGTGAGTCGTGGTGTGATGCTGCCGTAGTCGTATTCGGGGTCGATGACGATGGAGCATCTGACCCAGCCTCCGGCTTGGATTTTCTCGACGGTGCCTTCGTGTTCGAGTCCGTCGAAGTCAACCCATACGCCGTCGCCGGGTTTCAGGTTCTGGTCCATGTTTATTTGTGCCTCCACCAGCTCCACGGGTTGCGTTCGTTGGCTTTGAATACGGTGGCGACGCGCGGACCGTAGACGAGACGGTCTGCGTGTTTGGTGTAGGCGATGTAGTTGAGTGTGGCCATGTCACCGATGATGGTGCCTTTGGTGTCTTCTTTGTGCCAGATGCGCCGAAGTTGGTCTTCGTGGTCGGCGATCATGTCGTGGGTGAATGCCATGACGGTTTCCCGGTCACCGCCCACGATCCCCGCGTTCAATAGGGTGCGGTCGGCGTGGGTGTCGATGAATGTTTGCAGGTGGGTGGCTTTGTGGTTGTCGCGCATCCAGTCGATCCCCACGACGGCGGGTTCGTGGCCGACGTATAGTTTCCCGGTTTCCATGTGTTCCCACGGAGGGGTGAGCATTTCGACGTCGGTGCCGTCTACGCACCACACCCATTTGACGTCGGGGTTGGCGCGTAACCATTGGTAGTACAGGTACCAGCGCGCGAAGTATGGGTTGTCTACTGGGCTGGTGACTCGCTCGAATGACGCCTGCGGGTGGGTGAGTGGGTTGTCGCACAGCACGACGGTTTCGGCGTCGGTGATTGAGTTGATCAGCGTTTCGAGAAGTTTGACGTCGGGCCGCATGCGTGTGTTGCGTTGCGGGTCAGGTTTGTTCGACAGCAGGCAGGTCAGCACCACACGCCGGTCAGGTTCCACGATGGGGATGTGGTGGCTGCTGGTGTAGTGGTGCTGCCAGTACAACTCGGCATTGCGGGCGGCGGCGGCTTTACGTTCTTCGGTGGGGACGGAACGTTTCACTTCGAGGTGCTCGTCCATGGAGTGGATGAGCTTGTTGGAGCCGCACACGTCGCCGTACCGGAATGTGGTAAGGCCGGCGTTGTAGATGCGGTCGGACCAGGAGGGGTGTTCCCATCCCCAGCCGCCGAACTCTGGGTCGAGGCCGCCGACATGTTCGATAACGCTGCGGTGTACGTAGATCATGCAGCCGCGGGCACCGGTCAGCGCGAAGTGGTGTCCGTCGTCGTAGACCTTCGTGACGTCGTTGAGTTTCCGCCCGCTGGCCAGGTCGACGAACTGGTACATGAGGTGGGGTTCGGGTGAGTCGATGTAGGGCTGAAACCAGTTGTCGGTGATGGGGTAGCAGTCGTCGTCGAACAGGAAGATGTGTTCGCAGCCGTTGAGGAGTTCGAGGCATTTGTTTTTGGCTCGTGCGATGCCTGCGCGTTGAGTGAATCGGTAGGTCGCTGCTGGGTATGGTTCGTCGCTGGCGTCGTCGATGATGACGAGTTTGGCGTTGGGGGTGTGGCGGCGAATTTTGGCGATTGTCTGGTCGGCGATGGTGTTCCGGTTTCGGGTGGTGACTCCGATTCCGATTGGAGTTCCGTTGGTGGTTTCGGGAACGTATCGGGTTCCGTTGATCACGACGTCGGTCATGTGTGGGCTCAGTTCGTCACTCGTACCATTCGCCGCAGTCTGGGCAGTCGGCGTCGCCGCAGTAGCAAATGTTGCGGTCTGTGGTTCGTCCGGTTTTGCGTTCGCGGTGCCGGTTTCGGTGCGGCTGGGCAGCGTTGGATCGGCGTAGTTCGAGGCGGGCGCGGGCTGCCTCATCCATTGGTGCAGTCCATCGTCCAGCCGTTCTTGCGTGTGGTCACGCGGATTGTGGTGTCCTCATGTTTCGCCCCGGCCATCGCGAGGGTGGCCGTCTTCGCGAGCGCGGCCATGATCGGCAGCATCCAAGGCTCGTTGGGTCCAGCTTTCTGGACCGCTTGAACATCGGGTGGCGTGGTGGTCCACTGGCCGGGGTCGGCGTGCATGAGCACTTTCCCGTCAACTTCAATGTGGATCACTGTTCGGCCGCTTTCTGCAACGCTTTCGCGGGGACAACAACATCGTTGCTTGCCTTGTCGATGGTGATCGACAGGACAGGCTGGCCCGTGGGTGTGGTGCGAATGTTGATGACGCGGTGCCCGGTTGGTGCGTCGGCTGCTTGCTGGCGTAGTTGTTCGTGCTCTTCGCGTGTGAGGATCACATAGTTTTGGGTGATCGCCGCGGCGAGCGCTTCCGCGACCAGTTTCGGGGTGTCGAGGTGCGGCAGCCCTGCTTCTTCAGCGAAGTGGCCGGCGAGTTCCGGGGGGACACTGACAGTTCGTAGTCCCGGCAGGAGGATCGGGAAGGGTTTGGTGTTTTCGTCGCCGGGGTGAACCAGGTTGTTCAGCGTGCGGTTAAGGAAGTCCGTGAGGTCTGTGAGGCCCCGATATTCGTCCAGTGCGTCTAGGTCGCTGTCGCGCTTCTCAAAGAGAGTTCCGTCCGGTAGGAAAAAGGAGTCTGTCTCGGACATCCTTTCCACCGCCACGGCGGCTACTTCGCTTGACAGCTCCCGTAAATGACCTTTCGTAACCCACGGGCTACCGTCCAGGGCGGCGACTACCGACATGAGCACCAGGCCTGAAAAGTCTGCCTGATCTCTCTCGCGGGTCATGTATCTGTCCTTCCGACGGTTCAGGGGCGCCCCGCTCCTGGTTTCTGGCGGGGATCGCCGGCCTGGCAAGTTGAGGCCCGGAGGACGGATACGTGACCGCCAGCTCATACGTCTGTCGGGGGGTCCGGTCCTCCAGGCGGGAAGCGCCTACACCGTCCATGCAGGGCCGGGTCAGCACTTAGTGCAACGGTTCCTGGGCACGGGTCGAGAGCGTCCTGGAGACCGGTGACGTTAGCGATCGACTGCTCATTTGGAATATTCGCCTGCGAGGCCGTCGCTGATTCTGTCAGCCCACCCTTCGCCACCGATTGTGCCGGCGCCGTCCTGCAAGTTGATGCGCCACGACTCGGGGTCGATATCGTTCGGGAGTCGGCAAGCCTTGCTGCACGCCGAGAAACGAACCTTGCTGCAAGGGTCGGGACACACCCGCAAATGTTTGGTTGGCACGTCAACTACTCCTGGCTGGGGCGGGGTAACCGGTCAAGCAGCTGGTCGAGTATGCGTTCAGCGGCGGCGATGATGTCCGGGTTGCCTGCCTGCCGTGCAAGTTTCAGATTGAAATGCGCGCCTTGGATGCGTTCGGTCAGTGTGCGCGGCGCAGGGAAAGCACTCATCGGTGCCGCCTGGCCTTTACGCGGGTAGCGTGTTCAGCTTTGGCTACATCCAGGACGCGGTAAACGTTGTGCCCGGTGCGGTTCTTCCCGGACGGTGCGAGGGTGCCACGGTTGACCCACACATAGATGGTGCTGGTGGTGACACCGCATAGTGCGGCTGCTTCTGCTGCGGTGACGAGTGTGTCGATACCGTCAGGGGTGAGGACTGCGGTTCCTGCCATCTAGCTCGGGTCCCTTCCCGGATGTGAGCATGAAAAATGCCCACAAACCCGAAAGCTCGTCCGGGTGCGGGCATAGTTCGTCTACTGGCAGTTATCTTACACGAAAGATCAACCGGCTTGTTGTTGTTCGGACTCGATGAGCGTGTCGAGGCATACGCGGATGAGCCATTTGTAGTTTTTCCCGTCGGGATCGTCGCGGACGATGTAGGTGCAGTCGGGGTTGCCGCATGCGATGTAGTCGTTGCCGCCCATTCCGATGGTGCGTTCCATTGCGAGTAGTCCGCAGGATGGGCAGGGCACGGGGAGTATGTATTTGGGTGCTTTGGAGAATCCGAGTATGCGGAGGATTCGGTGGTGCAGGTCAGGTAGTTCTTTGAGGTCGTCGTGGGTGACGAGTTGGGTGAGTTGTTCGCAGCGTGGTTCGAGGTATTTCCAGGCGGCGATGATTCGTTTTTGTTCGTTTCCGTGGGGTGGTGGGGTTTCGTTGCGTTGTTCGGCGAGGTAGTCGTGCCAGCTTGTGAGCATGTCGGCGATGAGTGCTGCGGTGTCGCTGGCCCATTCGGCGGGGTGTCCGTAGGTGTGGGTTTTGGTGTGTCGGAGGGTTTGTTGGCGTGGTGGTGTGGGGAGTTGGGTGTGAAGGTGGAGCCAGTCGATGGTGAGCCTGTAGAGGGTGTGGCGGAGTTTGTTGGGGTTCATGTGTTTGGGTTTTGTGGGTGTTTCCGCATGGGCGTCGGTGTCGATCGGCTTGGTCACTTGTCGAATGCCTTCCTGAACATCGCTTCCTGTTCCCGTCGTTCTTTCTCGAGGTGTTCGAGCAGTTCCGCAGCGCCGACACCGACCTCTGCCGGGACGTCGGCGAGGTGGGCGTAGATGTCTGCTTGGAGTTGGCAGAACGCCCGATACTCGTCGGGGTCGGTGATGGGGCATTTCTTGATGGTGTTGGTGGCTTTATCGAGGCTGTCCCACGCGGCGATCCACGCCGCAACACGAGCATCAGACATCAGTGATCCCCCTCCTGGTTGGGTTCAGACTGCACAATCGACCCGACATCGACCCTCTCGCAAAGGTCCTCGATGCTGTTATCTGTAGGTCGGATCGCGGTGTACTCGACTGTCGCTGACGGTGATTCGCCACAGCGGGAGTGCCGTAGAGGGCAACCATATCTGTAGGTATGTACTTCACGATGTTTCACGCGCGGGTTCTCCACACGAAATGGCAGCTCCAGGTTCGTCACGGCGGTCATCTCCTGGTTGCTGGTAGGCGCTGGCGGTCACAGTGGAATCACTCGCTGAACCGTCTTGAGCGCGGGGTTGAATACGACGCGACAGGTCTTACATCGCAGCTCGATGGCGGCCCATCGCTGGGTGACTGCGGCCAAGCATGGGGTGCATACGAACTTGGTGGTGCAACAATTCACGAGCGCCCATGACGCCGGCTTTCCGCACTGCTCTGGGCCATGCCCGAAGTTCCACTCGCATGTCGGGTGTACCTCAGGCAAGTTAACTGCGGTTGGATCTGCCGTCGGGGTCATGTATTCAATGGTGTGATCAGGCATTTCAGTTCCTCGCTCTCAATTGCCTACAGATAAGCGATGTCGTACCCGAGATTTACTGCCGCCTGATTAAGCGCTGCAGCGCGGCGTTCGATACCGCGTCGGCGCACTTCCAGGTCTGCGGCGTAGGCGGCTCGATCTTCCTCGGTTGGTGGCGGGCCGAACATCTCCATGTATCCGATATGACCGGGGCATTCATCGAGTTTGTCCCAGCAGATGCGGCACCAGTTGTTTCGGACGTCGTTTTCCAGTTCAAAGGCGGCCATTGCGAGCAGCACGTCGATCATTTGTGGTGTCCCTCCTGGCTAGGTTCAGACTGCACAACCGACCCGACATCGACCGGAACCCACTCGCCGTCAACGAACTCCTCGATGCGCATCGAGTCATGGCCCGGCAGTCCGGTGAGATGCTTGTCGCTGAGCGCTTTGTGAATCTTGACGTCCTCTACGGTGTCGAAGTACATCGGCAGGGCGTATCGGTCGCCGAGTGTTGATGCATACCGGTAGCGGAGGCTCATTTGTGGTGTCCTTTGCAGTCGGTGGAATGCTCTGTGCGTGGCTGGAAACACGCCGGACAAACAGGGCTCTCGTGGATGAATCGAGCCTGGGCAGCGAGAATCACAGACAAGGTCACGGTTGGTCCTCCAGTTTCGGCATAGGCCACGGGCGGACCGATCGGTCACGAGGGCACAGCTCCGCGTCCTCCAGTGAGGTGTGCGCCCACACCTCGAACTGTTCCTTCGTGATCTCCACGGCATGAGGAAAGCACTGGAAGAACTCATCTCCGTACAAGTCACCCATGTCGGTGCTCGCGGCTGAGTTCATCGCCACCGTTGTCACATCGCCTGGATGCGGCCAGCCCTTCGCCTCCGACACGATCCAGTACGGGTACATCATCCCCGGGACGCGGTAGTACCTCGTCATTCGAATCTCTCCCTTCCGTCTAGCGAGTGATGCGTGATCACCCAGCCGCAACCGCCGTCAGCGTCGAACACCGGCAGGTCGTCAACCGGGAGCACGTGAACTGTCTGCGGCATCAGCCCTCCCTGAGTGCTTTGACGATCTCCCGCATCTGATGCTCAGCTTGCTGTCCGAACTCAACGCTGGCGTCGCACGTACAGCCTTCGACTCCCCAGGAGTACTCGGCAGGCTGGTGCTCCTCCAGTACCCGGAGAGCTGTGATGTACTGAACCGCGGTCAGATCCTTCACTTCGTACCTCTCGCTATGAACGATCCGCACGTCAGTCGGCGGCATCGGGTTATTCGGCGTTGTCATGTTTGTTCTCCTTCGATCGTTCTGTGAGCCGCCCGAAGTGGATGACCCGACCGGGCAGCGGCTTGTCGCTGTCGTCGACGTATCCGCCTCCTGGCTCGTCGGCTTGCCGGCGGAGTTCCGCACCAAGGGCTTCGCGGAGCTGGGCGATCACTTGTTCCCGTTCTGGTCGGGTCATGCGTTGCCTTTCAGTTCGCGGTTTACCCGGTCAGGGCATTCGTGCTGCCCGTAGCACCCGGTGGGGGATCCGCACCTGTTGCAGTGCAAGTCTCGACAACGCACCGGTTCGAAGGATCGCCATCCGATGCCGTCGTGCCATACCTGCTGACGGCACCCCACATGGCTTGCATTGGGGAATCGGGCAGCCATCTCGTCGTTCCACTCGACTGCCATCAACTCCAGCATTTGGAAGCGTTCGTTGAAGGTTTCGGCGTCGGTCATGGTTTTCCTTTCGTGAGCCATTCCGCCCACCCCTGACCCACCCGTACAGGCGGTGGTGTGGTGTCCGGGATGATGTGAATATCCGTATGCCCCGTGTTGATCGAGTGGCGGTCTGCTTTCCATTCGGCGCAGTCTTCGCACGACTGGTCCCAGACACGGTTGCACTCCCGGCAATGAACCTGAATCACCGCGGAACCTCCCGCCAATCCCGGAACCTGAAGGTCCACAGTGACTCCCGGTACGGCGCCGGTCGGCCCGCATGGGTGATGGTTTTCGCCAGCACGTGTTGCTCACCGATCGCGGTGATCTCGATGATCGTTTCGCCGCGGCCTTCGTCGCCGGCGAGTCGGGTTCCGACTGTCCAGCCGTTGCGTCGTGCGGTATCTGCGTCGCTCATGCCTCGCTCCATCCCGACACCCAGCGGGCCTCGTGCTCAATTCGGACAAGCGGAGAGTCGACCTCCGGGTCGTGGCAGATTCCCGTGACCGAGAAAGCCTTGAGGTTGACCTCTGCGGCCTCCCTGCTCCGACCCGCCCAGCGGTGTCCGGATTCCTCCACGGGAACCCATTGCTCTTCACGGGTGAGTCCTCCGAGGGCTTTATCGACCTCCACCGACAAATGCGCCACCTCATCGGCGTGCATCAGTTCTTCCCACTCCGCGTTCGACGTGCGGGACTCGCTTTCCCATCCACACCCCACACAGTGGGTCCACCACCTGAACCCGTCCGCGTTGGAAATAGACCAGCGTTCGACACGGTGCTTGTCCACCGCCTCAGCGATCACGTTCTGGGCTTCGCTGCTCACGCTTCCTCCCCGGGGTTCTGGTCGTAGTGATCAGGCATCGGATCGCGCAGTGTTGTCGCCAGGTGATAACAGTCCGGATCAGCCTTCGCCCCGTCCTGGTTGGCGTGGCACAGATACACCGTCCGCATCCGATCCGGAGCGACGAAGTAAGTCCACGACCCGAATACAGAATCCGCGCGGCCACATCGGGCACACCGCTTGCCGTCGCTCATGATTCCCCTCCGGCTGACCGGGATGCACGGGCTCCATCCTCGAATCCCGCCCGATACGCCTCTCGCATCGCCGAATTGCCCCATTCCGGGTAATTGTCCCTGCGGTCGTAGCCCATGATTGCCAGCTCCAACTCGGCGTCGATCTCGTCGTTGCTGGGTACCTTCACCGGGTCGCTCATGCTTCCTCCCCTGCGGCGCGGACGACCATTGAATACGTCCATCCGCAACCGGGTGGACTGTCCTGTGGGCGCTCACCGTGCTGGGAGGCAGCGTTACCGCAGCGAATGCACTGAACGGCGCGGTCTTCCGCAGCACCTATTAACGCTTCGAATGCCACAAACCTCGGATTGCCAGTCACGCTTCCTCCCCTGTAGCCGACCAGTACACGACGGTCATTGCGCGCTCGGGACTCGGCTTCACGTCCACCCAGTGGGAATGCCACTCGCCCTCAAGGTCGCAGCCGCCGTAGTCTGCGCACCACATGATGCGAGGTATCCACCGGAAGTAGACCTCGCGCGTATCTAATCGCCTATCGAGAGGCGGCGGCCCGACACTTACTTCCAAGTCTCTTCGAAGCATCTCGTGATCGAGGTTGTGCCCCCTGTGGACGCGACCCCAGCGACCGGAGTAGTCGACGATGTCCGATGGGTATTTCATTTCGCCCCTTCCCCCTCGGTATCCAGTGCAGCGAGGATGTCGGCGGCCAGGACTGTGTGCTGACAGATTGGCTGGCCGCTGAAACTGCGGGAGATTTCGCGCAACCACTTGGCTTCTTTCGGCTCCGCGCACAGTTCTCGGATTCGTGTTTCCTGCGCCCGGAGACGCTCAACTTCGGCGATCAACTCGGGAACCAACGAACGCGCCTGGGCAATGAACTCGGCATCGGCCTGCTGGTGGTACAAGCGGGTCACACAGACGGCTTCTCGCGTCGACTGCGCATCGTGCGGAATGACGCAGTTTCCTTGTTCGCCGCTGTACTCCGCGACCCACGGCCCGTCTGTCACGCCTTCCAGTGCTGCTTTCGCGCGCTCCACAACATCCCTCACTGCACAGCCTCCAGTCGATCCGCCGCCAATCGCAGCCAAGCAACGGCGCTGTCGCGGTACTCCCGCCAGTCCTCCCTGGCGCGTCCCTTTCCACGCCACATACGCAGAGCGACCAGTGCGGCCCGGTATACGTCATCGCTGGCAAGCGCCTCAGTCGAGACGTTGATGTCAGACATGGTTGTCTTCCCCCTCGGCTACAGCCGCGGCAGCGAGAAGAGCGGCGGCCAGATTCCGCGCGCCATCCGCCGTGGCGTAGCCCTGAGTGCGAACCTGGATATTTCCGTGCCCGTCGACCCAGGTGTCCCATTCGTCTTCTGGCGCGGTACTCGAAGACCATTCGTCCGGGTATTCGGCGTATGTCGCTTCGGGTAGTTGGATTACCGCCACACCAGGAAGAGACGCGAGTGCGTCGAGGGTCACATCGAGCGCGGCTTCTGCGAGGGCTCTGTAGCCGAGAAATCCACCTCCCGATTGGTGCTCAGCCTCCTGCAAAGCGGCAGCAGCCCTGCTGAGGACGCTGGCCCGCTGGGCTTCTGTGAGTACAGCACGCAACTCGGGGTTGTTCATTCGTCGCCTTTCGGTTCTCGGTTTCTGTCTGTGAGCCGCCCGAAGTGGATGACCCGACCGGGCAGCGGCAACCCCGGACGAATCGTGTTGCTACAGGGTGTGCCTTTGGGGGCTTTGCAGATGTCACACGACCTGCACGACACCGCCTCCAGGACACGCGGATCATCCGAAGACGACACAAACAACGTCATCAGTCCGGCCACCTGCCGATAAGCAGGTTGTGTGGCCGGTTGTGTGGCCAACCCTTACCGACACATATGTGCGCCTCAAACAACTCCCACGTCCAGCGTTTCCCACCCCACTCGATGTGAACGAATAACCGATCTCCGTCCACGCTGACGCTGTCTACCCGTCCGCCCTTCATGAGGAAAGGCGTGGGTCCGTTGTTCAACAGCAGGTCCACGTAATCGGTTGTTGCCAACATCAGATGACCGACTTCGCCTCGGTCTGGTCGGGGGTCGGAGTGTTCGATGACGCCCCAGTCGCATTCCCACCAGTGGCTGCATTGGATCTCTTCGTCCGGTCCGTACGGTCCGGGGCATTTGCATGGTCCGCGCGTTCCGCGGCGAATCTCGAGGCTCACTGTTCGTCTCCTGGTGTTGTTTCTGGGGGCTGTACGCCACGTGGAGCCACTTTCAGGGCGGGGTCGGTGTCAGTGCCCCGGGAACCCTCAGAACGGGCGTCAGCGATCCTGTGCGAATGAGCCGGAAACGCCTCCAACACCTTCAACACCCGGCCCTTCCCATCCCGCACCACACACGGCTCACCCACCCCAGCCCGACAATCACGACACCCAACCTTCAACGCCTCCTGATGGATCGTCGTCCCACGCCAATCCCTCACAGGAGTGCCCGATTCCCTTGCCTGCCGAGCGGAGCGAAGGCCGAAATCTCCACCATTTGAGGGAAATTCGTTCTACCCCCCTGCGCGCGATACCCAACGTAAGAGGAGAGACCAAAGGTGAGTAGTTCTTTGTGAGTACGTACGTTACGTACGTGCATTGCTTTGGTGGCATTGCTTCCAAGCAATGCTTGGCTGATGCTTGCAAGCATGATTTAAACCGCCTGCCAATCCGTTTCAAGTAGAAGGTCCATCGCCTTCTTGCCGGGAGGCAGCAGGAAGCATTCAGCCCACCCACCACCGGCTTTGCCGAGATATGGTTCGGCCGACTTCCAGTCTGGGAACGCCGGAAGGCATGCTTTTCGGAGGGCGTCCAGCACTACAGATTCGAACTCAAACGCATCGGATGAGGTGTCGAAGGCGATCAGATCAACGACTTCTGCGCCCCGCAAAACGAACGATCTCCAGCGCTGATTACAGCTGAATCCGGCCTTGATTACGCCTATCTTCGGCCACTGGACGACGTACACGTGTGGCCTCGTTGCCTTATATCCCATGAAGGTTGACCACCTTCCCCTGCTTGGCCCACCTAGCAGCCGCGCCCTTTTGAGCTCGCTCTCGACGCTTCTGTTCATCGATCCCGGCGAGCTGGTACTCATCCCATCCGTTGATCTGCCATCCACCGGGAGCTGGTTCCCACAGTTGCGACGAGACCAGACGGTTCGCGTCGGTTGCCGTAGCGCCGAAGATCCGCAGAGCGGCCTTAGGAATGAAGCCGGCCAAGCCATGCCTGCCCGAGTAAGTCATTGCCTCCAGGTGGACGACGATCGCCTTGTACTGCTTGTCCTCCTTGAGGTACAACAGTTTCGGGTTCTCAAACATTGTGGTTTCGAGTCGAATCCACTTCAGTCCAGCCACGTGTCTTCCTCTTCTTCTGTGCCTTCGAATCCTGGGCATAGGCATTGCGTGTACCGGGTCATGTCATCCGCATCCACACCCAGCCGGGTTCGGCATTGGGGTGTGTGAGTGGAGCGGGGATGATCACACAACAGGCACGTCATGGTGTTCCTCGATGTGTGCTCGGTGGTCGGCGAGTGCGTGGTGTCGGCGGATGAAGTGTTCGGCTTCGTCGGTGGTGGTGAATTTCGGCGGTGACGGGGCGGCCTTGGGTGCGGGCGCATTCGGCGCAAGCAACGGTGATCATGGGACCTGCCAGTTGATGGTGTCGCCTTGCTGGAGAATCTGTTCCAGGTATTTGACGACGGTGACGGTGGAGTTGAAGCATTTCGGTGGTTCGGTTCCACCGGTGACGATGTAATGGGGCCACGTCCCAGAAACCGTGTACATCACCTGAACAGCCCCTTCACGAGGAAGTACGCCAGCGACGGGGGTCCGGTGAATGCGAGGACGATGTAGGCGATCGCTTCGAGTTGTTCGGGTGTGAGGTTCATTGTGTTGCCTCCACAGGGTTAGGTATCCGGTAGGTGTTCATGCGGGTTCCTCAAAGTTCAGGGCAGAGTCAGACAGTCTGGTTCGCAGCGAGAGATCTAGGTACTCGCTGTTGAGGTCGATGCCGATGTACTTGCGGCCGGTGCGTTGTGCGGCGAGACCAGTTGTGCCGGAACCGTTAAACGGGTCGAGCACAGTGCCCCCGGGTTTGCATCCGGCGAGGATGCAGCGTTGCGGCAGCGCGACCGGGTAGACGGCGAAGTGCGCGCCCGGGAACGGCTGCGTTGGGATGGTCCACACGTCGCCGGGGTTGCGTCCGGCTGGGTTGAGTGTGACGAATCCGCCCGATCCGTGTGTGCCGTGGTCATTTCGCCCTGAGCCGATGGAGTAGACACCGGACTCTCCGCCTTTGCCGGGGCCATATTTGATCTCGTCACGGATGGGGTCGAGGTCGAACCAGTACCGCCGCGACTTCGAGAACATGAACACGTGCTCGTAGCGGGTGCTCAGTCGATCGGTGACGCTTTCGGGCATGGCGTTCGGCTTGTGCCAGATGATCGCGTTACGCAGAATCCAGCCGTCGTCCTGCAATGCGAATGCCACCCGCCACGGGATACCGAGCAAGCTCTTAGCTGGGATGCCTTCGTATCCCCTGGGTCGAGAGCGGCGGTTACCGTTTCGGGCACCCTGCCGCATGTCTGCCAGCGGGCCTACACTGCTCGGCATGGTTTCGTGTAGGCACTGCGGAGACTCGTACTCAGAGTTCGGCGACGGATACGACGGATTCTGTCCGACCTGCGCCGACAGGCTGGAGGAGGCCGGGTTCTGGACCGACGGAGATTCGGAACGTGACGATCCATCGGACTTCATCGGACCGCCAGCTCCTGCGTAACTGTCGCCGAGGTTGAGCCACAGTGTTCCGTCATCAGCCAGCACGCGTCGCAGCTCGGCGAACAACGCGCGCATCGTTTCGACGTACTCGACTGGTGATGCTTCCAGCCCGTACTGCCCCTCTGTGCCGTAGTCGCGCAGCCCAAAGTAGGGCGGGCTGGTGACGATGCAGTCAGCCGAACCGTCCTCGAGTCGGGTAGCGAAGTCGAACGCGTCCCCGTGGTAGAGGGTGACCTGGTCGTCTTGGTAGTACGGGGTCATTTCGCTGCCTCCGTAGGGATTCGGTAAACAAACCCGTCGTCGTCGAGCAGCACCCATTGGCTGCGGTAGAGGACGGGAATCTGGATGGGGGATTGGGATTGACGAACAAGCCACCCGTCGGCGAACGCTTGTGTCCGGTACGACTCGGCCCAGCGGTGACAAGCACCACAAGCCCACAGCCCGTTAGACGCCACGTTGGTGTCTTCGCGGCGGGATCCGCCAAGACCACGGGGCCTGCGATGGTGTGCAGTAGCGTCCGAGGCGTACTCGTTGCAGCGTTCACAACGACCGTGAGCACGCTCCCAGATCAGTTCCTTGACCTCCGGGGGAAACCCCGTAAACCGGCGGCTCACGACGCGGCCCCATCGATGAGATGGCAGTCCGTCCAATGCCCCGACAAGTGACCTGCTGGAAGTTGGCAAGTACCACATTCGAAGGACATACCTGGCTTTATGCGGTCAGATCCGTGCCAGAAGTTCTGGCAGGGCTCTCCGCACGTATCCGCGCCAACATCTAGGAACGACGCACTCAGGTCATCGGCATGGAAGAAGATCAGACAGTGGTCGCAGATGAAGGAATCGCCGTCAAAGTAAGTTTCCTCGCCACATGATCCGCAGGTGGGTTCACGTCGCACAGCATCAGGAAGGCTCATGAGGCGTCCGCCTGCCTGGCTTCCAACTCCTGAGCCCGCGCCGCCAACGCCTCCTGAACCGTAGGACCATCAGCAACCCCAACATTCAACAACTCGCCGGCCTTCGCGTCCCGCCACAACCCGGTCAACACATCCCGGGACTCCGCAGCCGAGATCAAATCCATCAGCTCCAACACCCGATCCTGAACCGACTCCAACTCCCGCACATGAGCGGTCTTCGGATCGCACTTGAGGATGTCGAACACCAGCTGTTCCAGCGTCAAATCCGGGACGCGGCGGGGCTTGTCTTCGCCTGGAATGATGCCGGCGTGGACCGAACGGGCACCGATGATCTGCGGATGCTCACCCCGGTTCAACCTCACCCACACTGAGGCGTCGAACGCCAGATTCTTCTGCCCCTCAACCTTCCACGTCCGCTGCGAGGTAGGTTTCCCGTTCTCCATCGCCACCTGATCAGCACCACGGGCGATCATCACCACGATCCCGGGGAACCGCATCAACACCCGCATCAGTTCTTTGTGGCGGGCGGTGGCGAGGTTCCACAGGTCGGTGGTGATCTGAATTTCCGCCTCGGGATCCTTCTCCAGTTTTTTGCGGTTCGACTCGCGCCTTCGGGCTTTTGTGTCGACCCACTCTTTGAGGTCGTCCCATTCGGCGGTCATGGAGTCGATGACGAGGACGACGGGTTTTTCGCCGGCGTCGATGGCACGCTGGGCTTCGTCTCGGGCGGCGCGGACTTGCTCCATGATGGAGGTCCATGTGCCGTCGTGTTCGATGACTTCGTAGCGGGCACCGGGGATTGCCCCGTACTCGTCGGCGGCACCTTCAGCCCAGTCGATCCACAAGGTGCGGCCAACCCTGTCCGAAGATGATAGGACCGCTGCGGCCCACGATTTCCCGGCCTTCTCACCACCTTCGACGAGGATGAGCGGCCATGGGACAGCGCCAGTTGGGGGACGGGTTTTGAGGGTCATTGTTCGATCTCCTTCAACCCGGACACCCCGAGAGCACCCCGAGCCAACAACCCAGCGATCGTCACATCCGAGTCATCCGACAACTTCACAATGGGATACGGGGCACCCTCAACAACATCGATCAGCCCATCGATCACAACCCCATCGACGTCAACGAACGCACCCTTCTTCGCTGCGTCGTCCAGGAGTTGTTTGAGGAACGCGGGTCGTACGCGTTCTTCGACTTCAATTTCGGTGGGGTAGTTCGCTTTCACGTAGGCGAGCAGTGCTGTCTCGGATGCGACTTTGGCGGTTTTGCGGCCTTTCGCCATCGACACGTGTCCGATGACTTGACTGGATACGACGGCGGCTTTCCGCTCCCCCGCCAACAATCCGAGTTGTTGTTTGGCTTCTGCTTTCCATTGCTTTAGCCGGTCTTCCAACCATTTGCAGAGGGCGAGTGTGGCAGTCGGGTCACTCATTCGGTCACCTCCGCAGCCGCAGCGGCAGCGGCCATCGCGGCGTCCAACGTTTCCTCATACCCCCACGCCAAAACCCGTCCGCACGTGTTGTCCTCCACAGACCAACGGAAATCACCAGCCACATCGGACGGGTTGATCCACGCGTTGCGCCGATCACCGGGGAGTTCTCCACGCCACCTACCGGGGCCAACAAACCCGGTGAACCATTCCCACGTGAGGGTCTGGGCTTCGCTACTCATGCTGTCCACCTGTCTGCGATCCTGTCCAACGATCCGATAACCGCATCCACACGGGACAGGGCCTTGTTCACCACATCCAGGTTCAACTCCAGCGCTTCACGGTCCAGGAACTGCAAAGGTGGCCCCTCAGACAACAACTCATGCAAAGCGCACCGCGCGTCATCAAGCGCAGCCGCACCGGCTTTCGCGTCGTCCCTCGCGGTAATCACCCGTGTATCAACAACCATCAGTTTTCGTCCTTGTCTCGATATTCGGAGCAGTGGCAGCGTTCATGCCCGGCGGGGCCGTGGTAGTTGGTGGCGTCACAACCCGTGTCCCACCGTCCCCGGAACTTGTCCCACGTGTATCGGTGACGGGACCGGTTATGGCCACACACGCACATCACGAAGCCTCCAACCAGCGGAACTTCTTGACCAGAGCTGTGAACTCGGCAGCCTGCTTCTTCGACCACCCGTAACCAGGGAAATACTTTTCGACCGTTGTCCGGCTCACACCCAACGTGCGGGCAACCTCGTTATAGGGTGCGCCGTCATCAAGCAAATATTGGGCGAAATCTTTCTGCTCCTGGCTCAACGGAACAAACTGATCCGGCGACGCCAGACGCGCGTCACCAGCCGCCCGAACCCGAACCACCGTCCGAGCCGAACAACCCACCACTTCCCCAATATGCTTGGCGGAACACCCCTCACGAGTCATCAACAGAATCGTCTGCACCTGCTCTGGGGTGAGCCTGTTCCCGTTGCTCATGCCGCCTGATCCTCACCATTCGCTTTGAGCAGAGGCCGCCGTTCCCGCTCCGACAACCCCCCGAACACCCCGTAGTTCTCGCGATTCGCCAACGCGAACTCCAAGCATTCGACCCGAACCTCACACCGGGCACAAATTCTCTTCGCCGGCTTCGCGCTCTCCCCCTTACCGGGGAAAAACATGTCCCCCACATCGACTTGGGCGCACAGGGCTTTGTCTCGCCACGAGTGCCGGTCCTCGTTGATGATGACCAGGAGATGAGACAGGTCGGTCATGCCACGGACTCCAGTTCTGTGATCCACGCGAACGGGTCCTCAACATCTGGCACACCGGCAAGGGCAGCCATCAACAGTTGAGTGCGTTCGGTTTCCGGGAGGCTTGTCAGATAGGCCCACACGGGCAGGGAGTCACCGCTACGGATACGCCGAGACAACCAGATGACTGTTGCAGCGATACGGGATTCCCAATCCGTCTCCGACAGTGGGCATTCCTGAAACAGCCTGTCTGGGTGGGCTTCCATGTTGCCATCGGTCGTGACCCATGCGTCCTCCCCGCACACCGGGCAGGATTGCAGCTTTGCTGCAGGCAGGTCAGCCCTGTCCCGTTCGATGGTGCGGACCGTGCAGTGCGCCCTTCGCGCTAACTCCACTTCGGGGAGTTTCGGGCGACGCCGCACCAGCATTCGGCGCTCTTCGGTGTTGAGCCGCATGGGAGTTCCGTTCACGGCGCATTCCACGGCGAACCAGTCGATGCTCACGCGCCCCACCTCTGCGCCCGTCGGCACTCATTCGAGCAGGTCTGCGCATACGTCCCCATAAACTCGCCGCCGCACTGCGTGCAGATCTTCAGGGATGGTTGTGACCGCAACGCATTCGCGGCGCGCTTCTTGCATTTCTGCGAGCAGAACCGTGCCCTGCGGGTGACCGGCTCGAACACCTCACCGCACTGCATGCATTCCTTCTCGGTGAACCGTGCCGGTTTCACCGGGGTCAGCTCGCCACGCTTGATGCGGGCACGTTCCTTCTCTGAGAAGCCGCCCCACACGCCGGCCTCGTTGTGTTGCAACGCGAATTTGAGGCATGGCGCTTGGACGGGGCAGGTCCAGCAGATGCGGCGGGCGGCGTCGTTGGTGTAGTGGCCGGATTCGTTGAGGAACCAAATGTCGCCGTCCTTGTGGGTGCAGATCGCGCGGGAACGCCAGTCGCTGGTGTGGACTTCAGCCAGCTGGATGAACGGTGAGTTCGCCACCTACACCACCCCCTGGTTCGCTAGGTGGCGCGGGCAATACACCGATTCCGCAGCGGCGACGAAGAACGCCACCTGGTAGGGCGACAGGTCACTGTTGATGTAGATCTGTTGCGCGATCGGCCCTTCGGGGACTCCAGCGTCGAGGAGGGCGCAGACTTTTTTGGCGGTGACGATGGCGTCTCGGTCGTTGTCGACTCCGGTGATGCCTTCGGATTCGATGACAGCGATGAACCGGTCGTTGAGGCTGTCCGCTCCTGCATCTGGTGCGGCGAGTCCGGGGCCGATGATGCCCGCAGCGATCAGCATGGGCATGGTCCACCAGTACTTCCAATGAGCCATGGTCATTCACCCCCACCTAAGCGCCTCAACGAGCGGACACCGAGGAAAGCTGAGATGAAAGCCATGACGACGTGGATGGAAGCTTCCACCAATCGATCGTCAGACAGGGCGAATGACATGTTGGCGAGGGCCAGCGGAACACCGATGACTGCTGCCCAGATGATGAAGAGGTCGACGGTGCGGGCGTTCATGCTGCGTCTCCCTCGGTGAGGTAGTCACGCAGCAGCCCGACAACGGCGTCGCCGTTCATCTGCTCCCAGATCGTGGGCTCGTTCTCCCAATGGTGCGGCGGCAGGAACGGCCGGAACCACGACACACTCTCGGCGTGGATCAACACCAGCTCCGCCAGGTCCTCCAGTTCCTTCAATAGGTCCAGGTCAGCCATGGGGGCGTTGCGGGTGACGGGCAGGTCGGCCCAGTTTGTTTGGTGGTGGTCCCACCATGCGGGTTTAGAATCTGGGGTTAGCATCGGAAGCGTCCTTTCTTGGTTGTGTTGTTTCCGGTGTTAGGGCCGCCGCCCCGCGCATGGGGCGGCGGCCCGCCTGCGTCAGCCGTGGATCCGAGCCAAAGCGGAATTGATATCCGCAGCGTCGATCTCGGTTTCAGGGTCGAGGTCGGCTAGTTCGCGCCACCGGGCGATCGCCTTACGCGTGAACTCGACAAGTGCGGCGCTCCGTGCGGCGCTCCGTGCGGCGCTCCACCGTGCGGCGCTCCGTGCGACGCTCTCTGCGGCGCTCCGTGCGGCGCTCTCTGCGGCGCTCTCTGCGGCGCTCCATGCGGCGCTCCGTGCGGCGCTCTCTGCGGCCCACGCAAACGGAACTTCGCCCACCGCAGACCTGCGATGCAGATCCGCGATGTCGCGAACCGCCTGCGCCCCGCGTTCATCGGCAAAACGGATCACGCCCCACTCGGGATTGGTCAGCACTTCAGTAATCCACAACGCGTGGAGGGCATCTGAATCGGTGGCGGTGCCTACCGTCTGCCAACCCAAATCCAAAACCAACACACTGTCCTCAGGTGATAGGAACCCGTCAGGTCCGGCGAGATGGTCGTTGACCATCTGCACCAGGGCGGCCAGTGGGCGTGCTGAGCATTCCGGGTAGTCAGTGATTTTGGTGTCACCGTTGATGTACGAAATCACGTTCATCGCACAACCTTTCCCGGATCCGGGTTGGTGGCTGCCTTTTGCGAGGCGCAGGGGGTGGGTGATGCGGTCAAGATCAATGGACATCGGGGGTCCCTTTTCTTTGTTTGGATGGGTTGATCTATCTATCTCGGGGTAATGCGGTAGCTGTCCAGCAGTGATTGGGCGACCACTTCGGGGCTGACCCCGTAGGCGCCGGGCGCGGTGGTGTACCACCTCAGGTGCGACTCCAGGTCCGCGCGGCTGACTTCGGTGTGCTGTCGGATCGCGGCGAGTTCTTCCAGGGTCGCCGTGTCCAGGAACTCCCCCAACTCCATGAACTCGTCACCGGGGATGGCTTCTCCGAGTGGACCTGCGACGTAAGTGTTCAGTGGGTTGGAGGGTCCCGGCGCGGGGGGCGGGGGAACCATGCCCGCGCCGGGACCAATGTCACCTGCCGTAGCAGATGACTGGCCTGCCGAAACCCGATGCCCGACAGACGGTTCGTGGACTTCTTCCTCAGCCTCCACAGCCACAAGAACATCCCCGTAATCCATGCTGATATCCCGGCCCAACGCATTCGACATGGCCTGACGCTCCAGGCGCGCCAACCACGGATCCACCCAGCCACCAAACGCCGCGAGCCCGTCATGAATCACGTTGTTAAACCTGGCATTCAAACGCTCAACAAGATTCACTGAAGCTCCTCGGTGGTGTAGATCAGCTTGGCGGTATCGCAGGGCCACGGGTGCAGCCCGCACGAGCACGAAACGCGAGGCTCGTTGTGCCATTCCCATCTCCTCGGCTTGTGCAGTTCGCGGATCGGCTCCAACGCCTCGCGGGCAGCGGCGAGAGGGACAGAGCGAACAACCAGCGGAATGTCTTTTGGAACGGGATACCATTCCCACGCACGCGCTGCGGCTTCTACCGCTGGATCACTCACCCGTCAAAGCCTCCGCTTCGTCCTTGCGGTTACGGGAGTAGCCGCGCCATGTGCCCGCCTCCAAATTGGCGACAGAGGCAACCAGCCGAACCGATCCGTACAGATCACGAATCTTCTCGTCGTTGTACTCGTAGTCGTTCTCCGCCAGTGCAAGTGCGCACCGAAGCTCGCCCTGTGCACGCATCAGGTAATCAACCGCCCTGTTGGTGGCGCGATAGATCGCCTCAGCGTTTGCCTTCGTCGGATTACTCATGCTGACTCCCCCAGTTCCTGCAGCCGGCACCTCAACCGTGCGTTTTCTTCACGCAACGCATCCAACTCCGCCGCTTCCTTCATCTGCTTTGCGTCGAACTCCGCCAACGCTTTCCACAACCCAGACGGGCGAGTAACTTCACCCGGCAGTTGACACACACTCCGATGCTTAGGAGCAGACGTACTCACCGCTTCACCGCCAAAACCGCCTCAGCGGCAGCACGCACAGCCGCCTCAACGTCCTTGTCCTCGTACCGATACGACGACAGATACGCCGCACCAGATTCGCCGCGCATGACGTGTATGCCGTTCGGATACTTTTTGTCATCACGATCGGGAAACTGCTCCGCCGGCAACGGATGCACCGACACGGTCACAAACTTTGTGTACACAGAAACTTTCACGTGCGCACCGGGATACGCCGCCTGGATCGCCTGAATGTCCTCAACAACGCTCATGCGGACCTCGGCTCATAGCTACGTGACTTCATCCACTCATCAACCTCATTCAGGTCAACACGCGCCTCCCGACCGTTACCGATCGGATATGCCTTCAACCCATCGTTTTTGACTGCCTCCCGTATCAGCACGTCTGATTTCAAGCGGAGGTATGACGCGGCCTCTTTGAACGTGGCCCATCTGGGAGTGCTCATTTCGCATCCTTCGGTTTCGACTGGAACAAAGGCTTCTTCGGCTTCGGGAAATGCTGAATCGGAGGCCGCGGGCGTGAATGAAACGTCATCGCGCCTCCCTCATCGCGTTGCGGATGATGGTCAGCTGGTCGATCAGATCTGTGAGTTCATCGGCGGTGAGAAGGACATCGGCGTCATTTCGGTAACCGGCAACATTGAGGTAGGCCAGGTCGGTTCCGTCGTAGTTCCCTAGACCGATGGTCACACCGCCGTGTGACTTTTTGATCAGACGCTGAGGTTTTGAGTAGAAAGAGAAGCTCATGACACGGCCGCCAACGCGAGTTGCCCGGTGCCACCGAGACGCTTATGCAACTCTGCCAAACCCTTCGGCGTGATCCGCACCGTGGGCTCACCATTCACCCACTCACCGCGAGACTCATGCCAAAACGGCTTCGCTACCTTCTCCGCGAGACGACCCGTCTCCAACTGAGTGCGGTACGCCTTCCAACGGCCCTGCCGCTTAAACACCCAACCGATGCTCGACATGTACTGGAACAGGGCGCGTTCCTTGATATTCACCGCCGGGTCACGCGACAACACCTTCGCCGCATCCGACACCGCATAGTCACCGGCAGCCTCAGCCAACTCATTCCACGCCGACGCCGGAACCGACAACTCCAACGCCTTCGCCTCAGCCAGCTCGGCGCGGGTCTCAGCCTCAACCACCCACTGCGCAAGAGTCTTGCGATCAGGAAGCGCAATGTTCGTATCGGCGGCGTACCCACCGGTCTTACGGATCGACGGCAACACCTCATGAGTCATCCACCGCTTGAACGGCTTCACCCTCGGAGATCGGCTGATCAACATCAGCGACCAGACGCCAGCCTCGGTGACGGCCACCATGTTCTGGACGCCCCCAAGGGTGTCGACGGCGACCGACACCCTTTCGTCAGAGTCGAGCTGGGCGATCGCGTCGCGGTATGCCTTGATCCCGACCGCCTCACACACATCCTTGGCAACCCAAAGAGGCTGATCGGTGAACACGTGCCGCACGTTGTGGCCCTCGAACGCATTCGAGGTGGGGACGAGCCCTGGTTGTCCGGTGGTTTTGTCGAACACGGTCTGCTGCACCTCAGGTGTGTGATGGGTCAAATGCCAGTGCTCACCACTCGGGCACTGATAGGCGTAGAGACGTTCCTTGCGGTTGCCGTAGCCGGCGAACTTCTGCCGCTGCCACCGATTCGCTTCGGCTTGTGACCGGTACTGCTTCTTCCCTGGAGTCGGGCAGACCCCTCGGTTGATACGATTGAGTTCAGACATTCGAGCTTCTCCTCGTTGTCTCCGCCCTCACCTGCTGCACACAGGTGGGGGCTTTTTATGCAGCGGGGTTTTTCTGCTCTGCTGGCCGCTCCAATACGGAGACGGGAACCTTGAGCGCGACGGCGAGTTTCTTGGTGACGGTGGCGTTCGGCCACCGGTCACCGTTCTCAAGCTGGGAGAGGTAAGGGGCGGAAACTCCGCTTTCGCGGGACAGTTCGGCGGATGACCAACCTGTGCGCTCACGGATGACCCGGAGTTCCTGCCACACCCCGTAGGACTGTTTGACCATGCCGCCAACTGTACTGCGAACAAGTGCAAACCGCAAGAGTTCGCGCGCAGTTCGCGCCAACAATGCTGTGACCTGCAATGTTCGAAAACTACAAGCGCGTAACTGCAAAGAATCAGGGTTGTGCAAGCAGTGGACTTTGCACCTGTTTGCACGCGAACATGTAGGCGTGAACGAGAACAAGGAACACCGCGAAGACTGGCCATTCGGGCCAGAACTCAAGCGGCACAGAGAGCGCGTCGGGCTATCTCAGCGCGAAGCCTCACGGCGCACAACGCCACCAGGCAGCGACAAGCCCGCCGTCAGCGCAGGACGGTGGAAGCAACTGGAAACGGGGTGGCAGATCAACAAAGGGACACTGATCCCAATCGGAACGACCGCATCCACCGTGGCCGCCGCTGCCCGAGCCGTCCAATGGGATGTCAACGAAGCTCTGGCGATAGCCGGATTTCAACAGTCAGACATTCCACCGCCGCTACCCGAGCCGGCGATAGTCCGCTACTCAGACGACGAACTTCTCGCCGAAGTCCGGCGACGACTAAAGGAGGCACGAAATGTCATGGAAACTACGCAGACGACGCGAACACCGCGCGAAGCGCGTCAAGACCAGGAGGGCGACCTAGACGCCGCGACCAGTGACACGACGCAACCGCGCCAACCTCGGACCGGCGAAACAGCCGGGGCGGAGATTCGCGACCACATCGCCAGGAGCGTCCGGGCACGTCAACGCCGCAAGGACTAGACGTGCCCGGCGCAACGTCCATGTTGTTGGCGGACACTCGTCCATCGCGTTCAGAATCCGCACCAGCAGAGTGTCGAGTTCGTCATCAAACATGGGCTGCACCTACCGAAATCACCAGCACCGGTCACCCCTCGCAACCGGATGCGTAGACGCTAACGGATCATTGCCATGATCGACACAGGAAGCCCAAACACGGGAATGTCACGATCAGATAACGCCAGTGCGCGAAAGTTAGCCACCAACACAGAAAGCCCACTACCAGATGACCACCAATGATCGCGCTGTGTCACCAGGGAAGGTGATGGTCACCGCGCTCGCTGTGCTCGCCGTCGTAGGCATCGTCTCCGCACGCAACAACGACGACGACGACGACAGAAGCGCATCACAAACCACCACACCAACCACCACCACTACACGGCCCAACCCGTACCGCACCATCCCCGGCGACGGCACACACAACATGGGCGGCGCAGACGGATACGACTGGGGAACCTACACCGCCACCATCCCACCCAGCTCCCCCGGCTGCACGTGGGCGGTCGTCAGCATCGCCGACTACCGCGGCGGCGAAACACTCCGCGAAGGTGAAGCACCATCCGGCACCGTACGCGCGAACATCCAACCCGATGGTGTCGCGTCGTGGACCGGCACAATCAACGGGGATCATCGCATCGTGTTCCGCACGAGCGGCTGCGGAACTTGGACCATGACGGAGTGACACCCGCCAGAACGCAAAAAAAGCGCCCTGCCGGGGATGGTGAATCCCTCGGCAGGGCGCATTTACAGTCGGTCGCCTTATTTTGTTTCTAACGCAAACGTCGATGGGAGTAGTTCGGACAGCCCCTGCATGGCCTCCAGATGCCTCGCCCGGTCCGCATGCGCATAGATCCGCTGCGCATCCACACTCGCATGACCCAGGATCTCCATACGCGTTTGCTCATCCACACCCGCTGCGCGCAGCAATGTCGAGGTGGTGTGCCGCGAGTTGTGCGGCGGCAACGACTCGGTTGGACCGATCACCCCAGCAGCGCGGAACACGCCACGCCACACGTCGTAGTCCGAACGGGGATCGATCGGCTTCCCCTCCTTGTGCCACACCAAGCCGTGCGGATTGTCGGTGCGGAGTTTCTGCATCGCCACATACAACGGCGGCAACAACGGCACCTCACGCCAACCAGCGTCCGTCTTCGGCCGGGTGAACAACAACGACCCCTCACATTCCTGATACTCGAAATGCGCCGGCAGGTCCCACCGGGACTGCGGGCATGCCCATGCCCGTGTCTTCCCGCAAGGCCAGTACGGGGGTTTCTTGGGCATACGGTCGGGCCTGGCCAGCGGTGACGGTTCGGGCAGAGGATCCCCACAGCCGTGGACGCGGGTTTCCGATTGCAACTGCCAAGCGATGGTGATCCATCCCTGAGCGGGGTTGTCGACGTAGGGCCAGCGCAGACCGAGGAGTTCCCCACGGCGGGCGCCCGTCAGGAAACCGGCGGCGATCCGCACCGCATCCGGTTCGTCGCACACCTGGAACGCGGTGTGGATGATGTGCTGCGCCACGTCCGCCGGGAAGCCGTTGCGTTTCTTCTTCCGGTACTCGGGCTTGTCGACCAATGCGGCCACATTCCTGGTCGCCACACCCTCCGCTACCGCATCGTCCAGGGCTTTCTGGACGATGACATGGACCAGCTCGGCGGTGCGGGAGGCCCCGATCTCGGAGTGCAGGTCTCGCACATGCTGCGGGGTGAGTTTGTCGATGCGTTTCGCGCCGAGGATCGGGTTGATGTGGTTGTGGATGGCGGCCCGGTAGTCGTTGAGGACGCCGGGGCGGACTTTACGTTTGGCGTGGATGTTGTCGATCCAGTGCAGCATCCACTTCTCCACAGTTGTGGATGAGGTGGTGGCGATGCGGCCCTCTTCGACGTCGCGGCGGAGTTGTTTGAGTTTGGCCATGGCGGTGTTGCGGTCAACGGAGGACACCCATTTGTAGCGGCGGTTGCCGTTGCGGTCGGGGGGTAGTTCTACTCGTCCCATCCATTTGCCGTCGGCGCGTTGGAAGAACGCTCCGTCTCCTCGGGTTCTGCGTTTCTTGGTTGCCATCGTTTCCCTCCCAGGGGGTCACCCTACGGTTCACCCTACGGTGCTGCGCAGCATTACGCAGAATTGCGCAGTATCGGGGGTCTACCTGCGGGTTTGACAACGTTTCTCCTGGTATGCAGCCTATCAACCGCTGACTCTTAATCAGCGGGTCGGGGGTTCGAAACCCTCACGGCGCACAGGTCAGAGGCCATAAGCCTCGGAGGGGATCACCCTAAAGGTAACCCTAGAGGGGATCTCCCTCCCCACCGAGGGCATAAACCGGTCCTCCATGTCGTCGCGCCGTCGTACTCTCTTTTCATGGGGGAGCCTGAGGATCCGACTGAGCTTGCTGGTGTCGCTGACGCGGACACCATGTCTGCCTACGCCTGGTCGGTAGAGGACCCAACTATCAATTCTGAGTTGATAGATGCTGGGTCGGATCGGCCGTTTTGGATTACGACGGCCGCGGTGGGGTTGTCGTTGTCGCTTGTGGCGGTTGTGGGGGTGTTGGGGTATCGGGTGTGGGTGGATGTTCCTGAACGCCCGACCGTGGTGGTGGCGGCTACGCCTACGACGACGACTGAGGTTGAGGCGGCTTCCCCGTTGCCTCTGCCGCCGCCGGTGACGGTGACGACGGTTGTGGTGCAAACCCCTGCCCCTGCCCCTGCCCCGGTGCCTGTGCCTGAGGTGATTCCGTCGGTGTTGCCGACACCGTTGCCGCCGTTGTCGAATACGGACATGGTGTTTCTGTCGCGGATGCGGGCGCAGGGTTGGTATGTGTCTGATCCCCAGTTGATGGCGTATCGGGCGTTTGAGACGTGTGCGATGTTGCGGAACGGTGAGCCGGTGTGGCAGGTGCAGGGGAAGTTGTTGGGGTTGGAGGGTGTGCCTAATGAGGTTGAGGCGAGCAAGTTTTTGAACACGGCGATGTCGACGTATCCGAATTGCCCGTAGGGGGGGTTGTGGTGTTGTGGGCGTTGGTGTTGTTCGGGGTGTTGTTTGTGGTGTTCCGGTCGGTGATGTGGGTGGGCGAGCAGTACCGGTTGGGCGAGGCGCGTCGGCGGGCTGAGGTGTTGGCGGTGGTGGCTCGTGCTGACCGGCAGCATGCGTGGGTGTTGGCCGGGGATCCGCGTGGAGTGTACGTGGGAGTACAAGCCAGCCAACGTGTGAATCGGGTATCTGATCACCCCTATCAAACGTTGCGATGATGCTACGATTGACGCATGATCCTGGGCATGACCGGAACCCGAAATCCCATCACCACCCAGCAACGGGACTGGCTTCGATCGGTCCTTGAGAACTGCGGCCAACTCCATCACGGCGCATGCGTCAATGCAGATGAAGAGGCTCATGACATCGCCGTCGGGTTCGACACCACAATCGTCGTTCATCCGCCCAGTGATCAGCGGCTGATGATGCCCGCGTGGAAGTGGTTTCAACGAGGGGGTATCCACGTAATGTCACCGAAGCCGTTCCTAGTGCGGAACCGTCATATCGTCGCCGACACCGAACGTCTCATTGCCATCCCCGATGGACCTGAACGTGAGACTGGCGGAACGTGGTACACCGTTCGGCACGCGTTGAAGTCCGGCAAGGGCGTGACGATCTGCTACCCCGACGGGCGTGTAGAGGACCGTCTTCCGGATCTGGTGAAGTAAGTGGCGCGTCCTCTTGGCACTGTCCCGGAGCCGAACCGGTCCCGTCTCATCGCATCAGCGAAGCTCACTGCCCGCGCGCTGAAGAACGCTGAGGTTGAGGTTGCGGCGCTGCGCCGTGAAGTCCTGGACGCTGCGGCTGCTGGTGGTTCTGTCCGGGAGATAGCCGTACTCACCGGGAAATCAACCAACACAATCCAACGATGGCTCAAGGAGCAGCAGTGATGGAGTCGGACCGGATAGAGGAACTGAAGTCCGAGTGGGAGCACGCGTCCCGCATCGCATTCGAAAGCATCGGGCAGCCGGACCGGGCAGCGAATGTGGCGTATCGCGATGAGTTATGGCGCAGGCTCTGTGAGGCTCGCGGCGAGTACGACGGTGGCGGCCGCTGATGTGTGGTGGTTGTGGTTCCCAACGATGGCTCAAGGAGCAGCGGTGAAGATCGAGACAGCAGAGGTCGCTGGGTTCATCAACAACATGGGCAGTTGGAAGTACTGCCACATCGAGGCGGGAAGCGTCCGCGTGACCGCCTACTCAGATGGCCGCATTGAGATTCCTGAGGTGCACTACCGCGACATAGGCAATCTGGTGTCTTGTCTGTTGTTCATCACGCAGCACGGCGAAAGACTGTGGTCCTGACATGTGTGGTGGTTGTGAGGGTTCCGGTGCCCACTCCCCCAGGTGCCTGTCTCAGCCGGGGTCGGTGTGGCGGAGGCTTGCCGATCAGGCCGAAGCACTGGGGGATGTGATTGGATCGAATGATCCTGACGCGGCGAACACGGTGTACCGGTTAGCGGGCAGGTTCATGAAACGATGGGAAGAAGCAAGCCGATGAGTGTCCTCGCTTGGTACGAATCACGATTCGACGAGATGCTCGGCAGCGACGAAGAACCCATGCACACAGTGGGGCGCGTGTTGTATTACGCATCGATCGCCACGTGGATAGCGCCGTTCCTCATGGTGACGTTCGTCCTGATGGACGTGGTTGACGAGTTCATGGACGAGCTGAAGAAACGATGGGAAGAAGCCAATGGGTAGGGACCAGTAGATACGCGAAAAGAGGGCCGCCCCGCTTGCACTGGAGAGTTGTGCAAGCGGGGCGGCCCCGTAACCTCTCCTGAAGTTCGATGCTTCACAAGGCGTGGATTAAGCCAAGACGTGAACCAGCAGCGCGACGATCATCCCCGCGACGACAGCCAGCCACACCGACCGCCACAACTCCAACTGCGGATCACTCATCATCCGATTCGTCCCAGTAACGATTCACCAAACCGTCCGTGACATACCCCGGCTGCCCTACCGGTGTGATCACCGTCGTCGCACCCAAGTCCATCCGGTCACCGGTGATCCGCTCCAAGCCGGCGACCACAACGTAGTGCGCGACCTGCCAGCCTTCGCCCTGCGCATCCAAACTCTCTTGGATCGCAGCCCGGACAGGATCGGCCGGCCTCACAGTCGCACCCACGTTTTGAGCGCGTCCCACAGGAATCCCACCGTCACAACATGATCCAGGAACGTACACACTCGAACGTTCATTGGTCAGACCCCTCTCACAGCGCTCATGCGTTCCGGCTCGATGGACAGTCGTGAATGCGCCCCGCAATTGGTGCAGCGGCGCATCGTGTACGTCAACACATTCGCCACGTACCGCCGCGGGATCACCACAGTTTCACCACCGCACCGGTTACACACCATCAACCTGTCCTCGCCGTCAACAAACAGTGCGGGATGGTTTTTGATGTGCGGCCGCAGGAAGTCGTACAACCCCTGCGTGGCTACCACATCGCCAGCGCAGTAAGACACCAAGCGTTCCCGATCCTCAACGCTCTTCCCCGTCACGGCACGTTCCATCGCGCCCCGGTCGTAGCGGTCAGTTTTGGCGGGCAGGCCAACGATCTGACAGAACGCGTCCAAACCTTTGAATGGGGCACCGGATTTGAACTCGCGGCGCAGCACCTTCAACGTGTCAACGGTTTTGAACGGAGGCAGCGGAGGTAACCCGGCCTCCAAATGCAGATCACCCTTCAGCCACGGCACGTCAGCTTCGTCGATGTAGTGGCCGACGACGATATCCGCTTGGGATAGCAGGTTGTGGACGCGCCGCAGGAACCGTTTGCGTCCACCTTTGTCCCATTCGGCGAGCTGGATAACCTCGGGCTGGTCATACCACTTGGCGCACACAATCGTGGTGCGCGGCATGCGGGTCACCGTCTCGTACTGCACGTACCGGTTCTTCAGGTCTCCCCTGCCCCACCAGTATTGTTCGGTGATTCCGGGGAGCCGTTCAACGTCGAGGATCAGGATTTTGTTGCGCACACCTTCGGCGATGCGCACCTGGCGCAGGTCGCTAGTCAGCGACATGATGGTTCCTCGCGTGATGCCGCCACGCTTGCGAGTTCATGTCTGGCATACCGTGTTTGACGAGGACCCGCAGTATGTCGGTGAACCTGACGTCGCCGCGTTTCGCGGACTCCAACGAGGATTTGATCTCTGCGCGTTCCTGCTTCGACCGGGCACCAACCCAATCACATGCGGGGCAGGTGCGGGGCTCCAAACCTGCAAGATCGGCCAAGAGTGACATTCGGTGTTCCCTTTCCTGGTGTTTCACCGGTCGCGTCGCTTGTCGCCTTCGATGCGTTCGAGGCGTTCGGTTCGCAGTTCCTCCCTCAACCCTCCGATGTCCCGTTGAATCTGTTTGAATCCGTCCCGCACCAGATCGCGTATCTCGTCGAGGTCGTCGCGCATGTTGGTGTCATGGGTGTTGACGGTCTGCTCGTGAATCTCATCGGTTTTCGCGTCGATCTGTCGGGCACGTTCCCGGCCCTTGCGTTGACCTCGAACAGTGAGGACACCGACAATTCCCGTTCCGATAGCTGCGATCGTGGAAGGTAAACCGATGATGAGCAGTCCTATCAGGTCGATACCGTCGTCGGGCTGGTACGCGGCGTCCACCGCTTCGCGCACCGATTCCAAGATCATGCGGCGGTGACCGCTCTAGTCGCAGAAGCCGTTCCGGGGTTGCCGCGGCGTTCCGCGCCGATAGACATCAGCAGTGACACCACTGCGGCGCCGCCGGACACGGACAGTACTGACACCCAATCGGTGGCGAGTAGGTCAACCGCACCTGCGCCGAGTGTGGCGATAGCGGTTTGGGCGAACGTGCGGGCCGCACGCTCAGTAGCGTCGATCCAAAACGAACGTGTCAACATCAGGTGGGTTCTCCTTATGCGCGTAGGTATGGCGGGCTGAAATTGCTTGGTCAAAATTTGTGGGTGTTTCACTTCTCAGGCGAGGAAGAAGAAGCTTGCGATGACCGTCCACACGCGGTGTCTCACCGTTCGGGTGTGGGTAGTCCAATCGGTGTAGGTGCCGGCGCACCAACGACACTCGTTCACGCGACGCCCCTCATCCACTCAACATCTCCTGGTGTTGCGAACGTCGAGTAGTGCGGGTTTGGGTTGGAGGCGAGGAACATGATGGCGTCGAAGATCGCCATGACGATGCCGAGACCTTCGCCGACTGGGTTTCCGAACAACGCCAGAACCCGCGTCAGGATGGCAGTCGGCCCACCAACCCACGAGTTCTCGGTGATGATCCGAGCAATGGCGGTCTGATCCCGACCCGCAGCATCGTTGCTGACTTCAGCGAACATGTCGTTGTCGTTGGCGTTCTCAGCCCACCTGTCCCCGATACCAAGCGCGACTGCATCGAACAGCCTGTTTTGCATGATGCCGCTAGTTCCCTCGTTGGGAGGGTCGATCGCCCACGCGCAGATCGCGTCCTTGGCGCGGCGCGGGTTGCCGAACATGAGGCCACGGCGGAAATCCGCGAGCCGGTAGTGCAACGGGGCGTTTATCGGAAGTACGTACTTCCACATGAACTCGCACCACACCATCGCGCCCTGCGAGAACCCGATGCCGCCCCACGGAGTGCCAGGAGGGAACGGCCACATGATCTTCGGGCCGTTCGGGTTGTTCGGATCCACCAGTGGTCCCTCAATCTCATGCCGCGACAACTGCCGATACAGCGCTTCCACACCGGTGTGGTTCTTGAACGGCAACGCCGCAGTGTCCCAGTCGCCGACCGGCTTCCACCGGCACACGCCCTGCTGCTCCAGCTGGGACGCTGTCGAGGCGCACGGACCGAAGAACATGTTCGACATGTGCCCCTCAACGGTGAAGATGATCGGCTTCACCGGATCCGGTCGCTTCAACAAACCAACGTCGTACTTGAACTCCAAATTGACGACGCCGGGGATGTAGTGCGGTGCTCCCGGTTTCCCCTCGCGGGTGTACACGTCCTGCACGCGTTTCACCTCAGCCGTCAGCGCCGGTGTGAACAGGTCGCTGTCATCGAGGGTGTTACGGGCGGGCGTGAACTTTCGCTTCAGTAGGGCCTTGAGTTCGACAATGGCGGGGCTGCGGTCACCTTCTCCTAACCCGACGTAAACACCGTTGAGTTTCAAGATTCACGACCTTTCAGCAGTTCGGCTACGGCGTCGACGAGTGTCTTGTTGCCGAGTTGGGGCCAGCCCTGGAGATTGAATCCGCGGAGCTGACGCAGGGTCTCCACCATGAGTTCGCGGTCAGTCCAGTCGTCGGGGAACTGTTTCACCTTCGGGGGTTCCTGCGGTTCGGTGTTCCCGCCGGCTGCCCAGAACGCGACCCGCTCGGTGAAGTAGTCCCACGGGAAGTTGGCACCAACGTCGGTGTGGGTGCCCCACTTGAAGACGTCCGTCACCCACCGGTGATCCGAGATGCCTGGGCGGCCGTTCGTGTATGGCGGGGGCACCACGAGTGGTTCGAAGCCGTACTTTTTCGCGTCCTGCACCGCCAGATATGCGGCGACGTCGATCGCGTTGGACTGCTTCATCCACTGATCCCGCGACCAGGCGGCGCGGGACCCGGCGAAGCACAGGTTGATGCTGATGCTGTTCGCGTTGCCCACAGACCAGGCAGCACGGTCGGTGTCGACGCAATCGACCACGGTCACACCACCATCGGATGCTTGCGAGATGGTGTAGTGGTAGGAGACACCGTTGGCGTTCTGGAACCACTTGGCGAGGTTCTCGGCGGCAGCGTCCCCACCACCACCTTCCTGGGTGTGGATCAGGAACATGGTGGGCTTGCCGCTGCGGGCGCTGTTGTTGTTCGACCAGATCGGAAACTCGTTGAAGTCGGGGCGTGGTTCGTCGGGCACGGCGGTACCTCCATCGGCGGGCCAGTACTTGTCGAGGTATGGGGTGACGGTGGTGATGCGTGACTTGATTTCGGTGAGGTAGGCGCGGCGGCCGTTGGCGTACCAGTAGTCAGCGCTGGGCCAGTTGGGGGCCTGCTGCATCCAGCAGATGTTCAGCCATATATCGGTGCTGGCACCGGGTTTGGCGCGCCACACGTCGAGCTTGTCGAAGAAGCCTTTGATTTGGGCTGCGGCACCGTCGAAGCGGTGTGGGTAGGAGCCGTCCTGTTGGGCAATGCCGTAGGTGGTGTGGGTCGGGTCCCAGATGGTGTCGTTCCAGCCGGACTCTTGGTAGAAGGTGGACATGATCGCCAGGCATTCGCTGCGGGTGTAGCCGCGCGCCTTGGCTTCGGCGACGGTGATTTGGGCGACTTGATCTTTCGTGGTCACCGTTTGCTCCCGAGGATTCCGCCGAGAACGGGGATGGAGCGGAGCGCGCCGTCGATGATGTTGATGACCTGTTCTGGAAGGTTGGACAGGTCAGGGAGTTTCGCGACGATCTGATCATCCAGATCGGACAGATCGGGCAGGTTCTCGGTGATCCTGTCGGCGATGCGGTCAGCGATCCTGTCGGCGAGCGGTCCGAGCAGTTTGAGCAGGATGATTCCGAGACGGTCCATGTCGGGGGTCCTTTCATGCAGAAACCCCGCGCACCTCGTGGTGGCGGGGTTTCTGTGGGAGGTTGTTCAGATGTAGAAGAGGGTGTCGCGTTCGATGAAGAAGTCGATCGCTGGATGTCCTGTGGCGAACATCCACGAGATGAGTCCGGTGAGGGCGACACCGCCGAGGAGTCCGGTTCCGATCGCCCCCGCTACTCGTTTGGTCATGACAGTCTCCTGACCGTGACGCGGGAGGTGTCGATGAGGTGTTTGCGGCCTTGGTCGTCAGCGACGGTGAGGACGGTTCCTGCGGTGAAGAGGATGGTGGCGTTCCAGCCGGCGGGGCCGTGGCTGGCGATGTGGATCTTGTTCATGGCCGGTCACCAGGGCTCCGTGGTGGTTTTGGCGTAGCGTCCACCGCCGCAGTGCCGCTTGCACTTGTACAGCTTGTGTTCCTTGCCGTCTTTCATGACGGTCTTCGGGGTGCCGTCCGCGTTCTTCACCATCTGCCAGTCAGCCCCCGCCCCACCGGAGCCGGTGGCGCAGGCGTGTTTGTAGATCATGCCGTGGCCGGTGCCGTGGTTGTCGCAGTGTTTGGGTTGGGCGTCTGCGACGGCGGGTGTGAGGAGTGCGAGGGTGAGGGCGGCTGTGATGGTTGCGATGGTGTTGCGTAGCATGGGTTGGCCTCCTGTTGGGGGTGGGCCGCTCGGCGGGGTTGGTTTCTCAGGCCTTTTGCCCCGCCGAGCGGTGTCTTTTCGATAGGCCCAATTTATAGAAGCGTCGCTTTCATGTCAAGCAGTGCTACGATTTTGTTGTGGACGACGACCTCAAAGCCTGGCTGCTCGAAAACCGCGCCCGCCGCGTAGCCGCGCTCGACACCGTTGAACAACTCGACGCGGAACTCACCGAACGAGTACGGCAAGTACTTCATGAGGGGCGTGCCACCGCTGCCGAGATAGCTGATGCTTTAGGTGTTACCCGGGCCAGGGTGTATCAGATCAGGGATGGTCGCCGCTAAACCCACTCGATCTTGTTGTAGCCGGGTGTGGCTGTTGCGCCGCCCGAAGTCGAGTTAGTGCCGCCGCCCAGCCCGTTGCCGCCTTGACCACCTCGGCCATAGGTCACACCGCCGATAGGCAATCCGGCACCCGTCGAGGCAGCGGAGATCAATCCCGAGGCACTACGCCCGCCACCGCCGCCGCCGCCCGGGCCTGAGCCGTTGATGTGGCCGCCGCCGTTGGTCGGGCTGCTGCCGCCTTTACCACCATTGCCGCCGTTGCTGGCCTCGGCCCCGGTCACTCCGGTTACCGATGGTGTGCCGCCAGAACCGCCAGCGCCCGAGGTGGAGGTCTGGGTGCCTGCCGCGCCAGGGAGTCCACCACCCGCAGACAGGACAACGCCACCAGAACTAAACGTTGACGCGGTTCCCGCAGTGCCAGGATTGCCGTTGTATGAGTTGCTGCCCGTGGCTGCGCTCGCACCATAATTGCCGCTAAGACCACGGATCACGGTGTAGGTGCTGCCCATGAGTGCGCGTGGCACCCAGACCTTTATCCGAGCGCCGCCGCCGCCGCCGCCGCCGCCGTACCGGGTGCCGGTCGTGGTGCTGGACCGCGCGCCTGAGCCTTGTCCGCCGCCGCCGCCAATCAGTTCTACCCATGCGCCCGAGGCGCCCTCGGGTACCGGCTCATTAGTGAGATCGACGTTCTCCAGCGTGAACGGCGTGAACGTCGGCCACAGTTTGTCGAAGCTCGACCCGTTCCACGCATACAGTTCGGGGTCGACGAACGCCGAACCGTTCCACACCTTGAATGCGGACGGGTCGACGAACGCTGAGCCGTTCCAAACTTTCACGGCACCACCACATACAACACACCCGCAGTACCGGTACCAGGAAGGGTTGTGCCCATCCACATACCGGACGCGCTGCCGGATTTCTGCACCGACGAATCCGCTTTACCCAGTGAGGTTTGCACATCCGAAGCCAGCTTCGTTTTCGCAATCGCCGCGCCGGTATTGATCTTCGCGTTGGTGATCGCACCGTCCTGAATCTTCGCCAGGGTCACCGAGTTGTCCGAGGGTGTCCGCTGGTCCGACAGGCGCGAATCATTACCAACACACACCGTGGAACCACTACTACCCACGGGGATGCGATTAATGCTCAGCGTGCCCGACACCACATCGGAAGCATCCACCTGAACATCCAACTCGTTGGTCGCGTAGTAGTCGACGATCCCGTAGATCTTGTTGTCCAACTCCGGCTGCAAAGCCTCCAGGGCTGCATCGTTATCCGCCGCGCCAGCAATAGCCGCGCCAGTAGAGGTGACATCGGTAACATCGGCCAAAACGTGGTCGTGGGCGAGGTCGGCCTTATCGTCCAGCCCCTCATGCGCCCCTTCGATACCGTCCTCGATGTGGTTGAGACGGTCCGCCGACAACGGGGTGTTCGTCGAGGGAACGTTCTCCCACGACTGCTTCGAATAAGCCATAACCAAACCCCCTCCTAAGGTTGCGCCCGCAAACCCCTCGGCACCAGGCACGAATAACCGTCACCCGGAAGCACCGCGAGGGCGGTGTTGATCATTTCGGTGATCGCCGAAGACCGATCCAACACGGTCGCCGGGGGCCGCCCCTCGGCGGTGACCTCCCACCCGCCAACCACGCGGGCGGCCTGCACAATCAGCGTGCCGTCACGGTCAAACAAGCCCATCATGTCGTTGCCGAACGCGACGATCTGATGATCAGTTTTGATATTCAACATGTTCCCCTATCTGGGATTTCACGCCACGATTCGCGGCGTCACCGAGATGCTCGCCCCCGAACCGGACACCTCCACGTCACCGTCGTCGAAAGCTTCCGAACCGACGAAGGTGCCCGACGAGCTGGCCGACCAGATGCCGCCCTCCACGTAGGTGCCTGCCGCCACGGAGATTTCAACCTCGTCGCCGGTGTTGGTGCCCGTGGAGCCCGACGTCCACGACGTCTGCTCCCGCGCATATCCACCACCCGTGGCTTCATTCGCCCCTGTGGTGCCAGCAGCTCCGGTATGCACACTGATCCAGTCACCGAGACCGGCGACAGCGTCCGACGCCGCCTTGTGAGTTGCATTGGGAATGCCCATGATTGTTTCCTTTCGAGTTATGCGGGATTGAGCGGGACCGCCATGGCGGCCCACGTTCCAGACGAACTTGTCGCAGTAAATGTGGTAGCCGTCGTCGCGTCGCTGATGGTCAGGATGGGGAACAGGCCAGAGCCCGAGAACCGGTTTGTTCCGCCGGAAGGTGTAAATGTCCGGTTCCCAATGTTGGCGAACGAAACGACGACTCGGCCGCCTTCTCCCGGGGCGGACGCCGACAGGCTTGCCGAACCACTGTTCCCGTAAGCCTTTTGCACGGTGCCGGTGGCGGTGGCGTTCAGGTAGGAGGCGGCGACGGCCCCCACCCACCCGAAGCCGGTGGGCTTGTTGACGGTTATTTGTTTGGACCCGCCAGCGACATCATGAATGACGTACAAGTGTTGGGAACCACTGCCAGCGTTATTGTTTAGAGCCTGGCTGCCGATAAGTGTCATTGTCGATCCGTCGTAGGTGACGGAGGCGATCGTGTCGCTGCCCTGTACAACCAGTGACACCAGTACCGACGCTCCGGCGGTGGCCGTGTGGTTGAACGAGAACGTCGATATCGCTTGCTGGGACATGGTTACCGCGTCGAACGCCACCGGGTCAACACCGTCATTACCCACGGCGTCCATACCGATTTCGGGGGCGAATGTCAGCTCGAACTCGCGGTAATACCGCTCCGCGCCGGACATTCCAACCTGCGGGGACAGTTCGAGCCCGAAGCCCTTCGTGAACCCGAGTGCGGTACCCATGCCGACCTGCGGGTCCAGTTCGATACCGAACGACCGCGCAAACTTCGGCGCGGCCTCGAACCCCAGGCTCGGCGTGAACGACAACCCGAAACCGGGGGACTGCGCGCGCGGCGTCGGGAACAGCGACACCGACGGATACAAATCCTCGGACGGAAACACCGGCTCGAACGCCGCCGGACCACGCATCGCGATATACGGCGCGAACACCAGACCGAACGACGCCTTGCTGTGGCTGGCCGCCCCCATCCCCAGCGAAACCGGCACCGACAAACCGAAACTCGCACGGTTGTGCGCCACGGCGGCCATGCCGATCTCGGGGGTGAGGGTGACGCCGAACTCTTGTTTCGGACCGCCGTAGCGGAATCCCACCTCAGGAGTGATGGTGACGCCGAATGAGACGTGGGACTCAGCCCACCAGCCAACAGCCACGCTCATCCCCCAATCTGCAAGTTCACCGCCATGCCAGCCCACTTATTCGGCCGCGACGAGGTGGCGCTCACCGTTCCCGTCCTGGTCGTCGTGTTGACACACAGGGGCGGGGCGATCCCCGACTGCTCCGCGCGCAAGCGCGCCCCCAGAATCGTTGTCAGCTTGGACGACGACACCCCCCCGGCCCCGGCCGAGAACGCCTGCAGCGTCACCCCGCTCGAAACGGTCACCGGCTGACTGTGCGCGGTGCCGTTGCCGTGCGCGAACGTGGGGGTTCCCACGGACACAACATCGTTGAATGAAATGGCATACGCACTCACCCAGCCCGGGCCGGTGGCCTTCATCTGGCGAGCAACGCCGGAGCCTGCGTTCTCCATGCGGAAAATCGCCAGGCCCCCATTCGCCGGATCGCCATTGTGCGAAACGGACCCGAGAAGTACACCGCCGGCGCCGCCATACGTGGCCGACGGGGCTGAGCCCGCGCGGTCCCACGCCACCACCGCGAACACCGTGGCCCCCTCGGAGGCCTTGAAGTTCACAGTGGCGCTACCGACACCAGCCCCGGCCGACGACACTGCATCGAACCCAATATCCACCGGCTCCGGCGGCACCGGCCAGTTTTGGTCATTCGTAATCGTTCCGGGGTACAGATACTCCGCCACCCGCACCCAAATGCGGGTATAGCCCGCGGCCGGGGGGTTGGAGGTATTCGAGTTCTCGTGCAGCGTGAATGTCGCACCCGAGTCCCGCTCAAAGAAGATCGTGGACGACCAGCCACCCGAAAAAAGTCCCGGATGCCCGAACCACGTTCCGAACGACTCTATCCCGTACCCGTAGTAGTACTCGGAGGGAATGTAGAACCCGTTCGCGTACGGGTCCCACCCTGTGGAGTGCTTCCAGAATGTTGACAGCCACGCCTCATACGACTCCGGTGACAGGCCCATGGCGTTGTCGCGCAACGCTTCCGCGAACTTCGTGTAGTCGTTGATGTTCGTCGCCAACGCGCCGGCAGCGTCGAGGAAGTTCGGGTTGAACATGTCAGCGATCGACGCTGGCGGCGGAACAGGCCCGATCGGCGGCCAGGACGTTTCAGTCAACCCCAACGGGTCGATGATGTCTTCTTTGAAAATCTGCTTGATCGGCCGGTGTTCCGGGTCAACGATCTCCAGCACCATGCCGATCAGGGCGAAATTCGAGTTCGTGTACAGATAATCGGTGCCGGGATAGAAGTTTGACGGCCCCTTCATCGTTGACAGGAAGTCCTTCGCGCCCGTCCATGGCCACGTCGGGAACAGCGTGACCCAGAGCGCGTTGATACCCGCCGTGTACTCCGCGATACCTGACCGCATCGACAGCATGTGGCCCATCGTGATCGCCGTGCCGTTCGGGATGCCCGGAACGTACTGCTCCAGCGTGTCATCCAGGGTGATCAACCCCTTGTCGACAGCCTGGAAGAACGCGATCGCGGTGAACATTTTCGTGGAGCTGCCCATGCGGAAGTGGTCATCCAACGTCAACGGGCGAACCGTGCCGCCCACCGTGGTGCCATACGCTTTCGCGTAATTGCCGCGCGGACCGGTGATCTGCAACATCACACCAGGCTGACCAGTTTCCGCCCTGGACTGCTCCACAATCAGATCCACCGCCGCCTGGTCCTCCGGCGACAACAAATCACCCGCAGTGTGCGCGGGAGTGGTGAACTCGTACGTATCCGACGGGTCAGACAACCAGCCGGCGTTGTCCACCGTCTTTACATAAAACTCGTAGGTAGTGTTCGACTTCAAACCGTTCGTCCCATACGGCGGCAGCACCGGGTCGGGATTCAACTGAACAAAATCACCAGGGGCGTCTTTCTCTTTCGCGTAAACGAAATAGCCTTTGATTGTCATACGTCAGTAGCTCCAGACCACGTGATCGTGATAGTGCTGAAAGTTGAATCGACCAGCTCCACCAACGTCGGAGGCGTTGGGGGCGTCAAATCCGGGTCAGGATCAGGCAAAGGATCGGGCCGGAAGAACAACCAGCCACCACCAGGGCCACCGTTACCGCCGGACTGGAACAGCGCCAACGCGCCCTTACCACCGTTACCGGCACCACCAGGCGGAGTGCCGTGTCCACCCATGACCTTCTGATCGCCGCCGCCCACATAGTCCTGCTCGTTGAACGTGAACGTGCCCGGGCCTCGGCCAACAGGTTTCGACAGAAAGCCTTCAGTGGTACCCGCCGCGCCGCCCTCGGCGACAATGGAATACGTGTCACCCCCGGGCGTGGAGATAGACAACGTGGTGTTACCGCCGGCCGCGCCGTCACCCGGGCCACCAACACCACCAGCACCAGGGTCGAGGGTGATGATGGCGTTGTCGCCGAAATGCTCACCGCGCACCCATGTGGTGGCGTTGAACTTCCCGGGCTGGCCTGCCTGACCGTTGATGCCCAACGCCCAGCCCTGCGCGCCACCACCACCGCCACCGACCGCAACCGGATCGATGTAGTTCACCCAGTTCGGCACCGGGAACACTGTGGCCGCGGTACCAAGATAGATTTTCTGCGGGTCGTGGTGATCCCCACCGGTGCCGGTGTCCACAGCGATGCTCACCCACGGCACATCACCCGAACGAGTCACCGACGCCTTCACAATCGACGACGGCGGGCTATCCGGCGACGTGTTGTTTCTGGTGGCCGCCAGCGACACAATCTGCGACGTCGGATGATTCGGCAAGTCCGCCACACGGCCACGCACATAATGCGTACCGCCAACCGGCACCAGCTCGTAGGCGTACGCCTCGGAAGCCACCACCGCGATCGGGTCAGCCAACTCGTAGGAGATGAACTCGCCCGGGGCGGCGGTGCCACCCAGAAGGCCCACAATGTTCGGGGAATGATGCACCAAAGTCCAGTCGCCCGACGTCAAGTCGACCTTCCAAATGTTGACGTAGAACTCGGTGATGCCTGAGAGGCCGTAGCCGATCCACGACACCACGCCCAGCGGCATCGACTCTTCAATCAAGTCAACGCCGATGAGCGAATTGCCCTGCGTGGCCTCCAGCCACGTCGTGACATTCGACAGCGGGAAGTTGGACCGCTCAGAAGGCAACAACCCACTATCGACGGGCTTGTTGGTCCTGATGCCAAGGATGTCCCACGAGAACAACCCCAAGCTGGCGCGCGAGGCGATCTCCTGCAACACGTTGAACAGGTCGGCGATACCCGCACCAATACCCGGAAGGCCTACCAGGCCACCGACAATGCTGTTGACGATGTTCTCGATGGTTTCCCGCAGATTCTCTGGGCCAAGCATCCCCGCGATTGACTCCGGGGAGATGTTGCGCAAAGCGTCGAACAAATCCTCCAGCGTGTTCTCAACGGTCTGCACGCCGCCGCGGATCGCCGACACCACCGTGTCAATCGTCAACTGCACCCGGGCCAACAAGGTTTGCAGAATCTCCGGAAGACCCTCGACCCACGACTGCTGAATAACGCCGGTCTGCTTGACCTCGGCGTCATCCCACCAGAACGTGCCCGCAGTGGCGTCTTCGGTCACCACGAACCGGGTCTGCACACCAGTCACCCCAGCGGGCACCCGATACTCCCCCGACAGCTCCTTACCGGGCCACGCCAAGTTCGCGTCCTGGGGGGCGTACGCGTTCAAATCCACAGGGGCCTGTGCAACGCCGTCGATGTACGGCACCAGCTGCAACCGAATCGGCGCGCCCGTGCCCACATACCCCTCATGCGACACAAACACCCGGGCAGTGATTGTCTGGCCCTCGCTGACCGCGAAGAAATCCCCCGCATTCTGGCCCGAACGCAGCGCCTTCAACGTGCCGTCGGCAATAACCTTCCCCGCGCCCGTACCGTCACCGCTACGCGAATGCGACGGGTCCACCACCCAATCCGCATTGCTACCGACCGACCCCTCAGGGAACTTCGGTGCGGGCAGAATGTTCGGCGTCTGATTCGAGATGCCACCGATAGGCAGGATCGTCAACAGACTGGGCAGCAGATTCCGCAGCGGCGCAATGATGATGTTCACCAGCTGCACCGCAGCCTGGATGGGGTTAAAGCTCGGATCGTTGAAGTTGATCGACTGGAAGAAATTCCGGATGTTCGTGAAGAACTGGGTCAGTTCCTCAATCCCGCCACCAACAAGACCCGTGATCGCCTCGATGATGTCGCCGAGGATGGGGATGTTCAATGCCCAATCACGCAACTGGTCGAACGACGCCTCACCAGGGATGAACACCCCAGCAACAGCGCGCACCACCCACGCCAAAAACTGCTCAATGAACTGCTCACCAATCTCAAGCAGCTGCTGAACAGTGAACGGCCGCTGCCACTGCAACGCCGACTGCTCCGGATGAATACCCGGCTCAGACGGCACCGCATGAACCCACTCCGGCAACGGATCAAACGAAGACGTCATGACAGCGGAAGAACCTCAACCGAAAACATCGACGTAGAAGCAGAAGTCGTGTACGTCACCGAACCCGCCTGACGTTCACACCGGAAATAGATCGTCGCCGGTGTACCGGCCGTCACACGGTCAAACCCATCCGATGAACCCGCCGCAGGTCCCGCCACCAGGATCAGCCGCTCCGATTGCGCCACACCGGGGCACCGGCCGATCACGTTGCCGCCAGTCTCACCGTTCAAACGGGCCACAAGATCAACCCGAACATCGGCTCCCTCACCGGTGACGACCGTGTAGCCCTGCACGCGCGGCCGCCAATCGAACGGCTGCGCCGGGATCGACACCTGGGCCAACGTCGAGTTCGCATTGCCCGAGGCGGTGTTACTGATCGACGCCGGAACATACCGATCCCCAACACGTTGCGCCGCCAACACGAACCCGTCAGCGGTCGAGTTCACCACCGGTATTTGGCCTGCGACTGGGGACGGGTCCACATCCGTTGGGTCCCACACCGACTCACCATCATCGCCTTTAGCTCCCGCGTGCAGGGCGAGGTTCAACCGGTACACGCCAGGCGTGGAAGTGGACGGCGGTGTGATCTCGGTGAACGACGCTTCCGCCGGGGTTGGGTCGTCCGGGTCCAGCTCCGTCAGGTTCACTGTCGTATCGAACGTGGCCGGAACACCCGGATCGCCCTTCTCGATCGCGGGCACGCCAACACCGATACCGCCCTGCGGACGCAACTGGAGGATCGCCGCGCCAGCAGTCGGATCGACAGGAATCTCCACGATTCCCTCAAACAAGTAATGAGTCCCAGCGGGGTTCAAAGGCCACGACATTAGGGCACGCTCCATTCAATGTTGGGCGAGTTGCAGAAGAAATAGGATTGGGGACGCTTATCCCTGCGGTGACAGTGTGAGCACCGACAACGTTTCAAAAATCCCCGTGATGAACCGCTGATGCTTCGCCAGCGGGGCCTCCGACTTACGGCCATCCCCCATTTGCAGAAGAACCTTCCGCTCATCCTGGGTAACCCGCCACATCACGTTCTCGATGTAGTCAGTCACCATCCGGGTACGAGACATGAACACCAACGACATCAGGCCGCCGCGAAAAACGTCACGCCCCAACGCATACTGGGCACCGTTACGGAACTGCACCGTCGCCGTCGTCTTGCCCTGCGAATCAAACAAAGCGTTGATGAAAGCGAACACCGTTTCGATGTTGTACGGCGCCGAGGCTGTCGGATAGAACCGCTCAATCGCCGGATGGTACGGGCCAACATCATCACGGCGGTCGTAATGTTGAATCAACTGGAACGCCAGGAAACTGTTGTTCAGGAACCCCGACAACAGATCGGACGGTATGCCGGTGAATCCGACGACAATCATCAGCGAATCGATCAGCCATGCGAATGTGGCATTCATCAAGTCGTTCAACCACTTTGGGGAACGCCCACCAATAATGTGCTGCCAACCCTCCGGCGTGTGGTCAGTGATCGTGCACGCATCAATGCCGGTGTCCTCACCCGGCTCAGGCGCCACAAAGTAGGCGTACGGCTGCTCAAAATCCACACCCACCGCGGGCGCATAAAACACGCCATCCATGCCGGGAACCTGCTTGATGACAGGTTTGAAAATGTCCCCCAGCGACCCGCCCAAGTCAATCGTGGTGCGCAGCACCGAATCCAGCACCGTTTTCGTCGGGCCAGTGATCTGCGACCTGTCCACCGTGGAAAACACATACGTCGGCTGGTCCAGGTTCGCCCACCGGTCAGGCTGCGGATCACCCGGAAGCCACAAATCCATGCGCGTATCCACACCATACGACTGGGTCACGTCTTTGATGACGGCCTGAACTGTTTCCATCCGCACCGTGCGGGCCACCATCGGCGACGTGTCCAACAACGGATTGGTGCGCGACACATACACCGGGGTTCGCAGCATGCGGGTGAACGCCTGCACCGACAACCCGTCACGCGACAACGCCTGCAACACAGTGCCGAACCACGCCCGGATATCCGGATTCAACGACAGGCCGTTGTTGATGAACTCCAGCCACCCGGACTGCAACCGCAAAGCGCATTCTGCGACCATGTTCTCCACGACGGTTTGCAACGCCCACACGAACACCGCGTGCGAGAACGGCTGCGCCTGAATCGGAAGCCACCACGACGGCCAAATCACGTAGTAGTTGAGGATGTCGCGGATACCGCGCAGTTCAGCGGTGCCGGTCCATGCGCTGTCACGGTACTCGTAGGTGTGGTTCTTCGTGTAGAACGCATACCGCAAACCCGCGGTCTCGACGGTCACACCGACCATCGTCTTTTTGCAGTCCATGAACAAAGGGATGAGAGGGCTGTTCCCTTTGAGGACGATCCGGCCGGTTTCAACATCGTTGCGCGGGTCAGCACCCGACGCCTCGATCAAATCGCCACCAACCGCGCCCATCGGCTGCCAAAACTTGTCGCACACCGTGAACCGGAACGACGTGTCTACCTTCGATTTGCGTTCCGCCAACGCCCGCGCGGTTCGTGCGATCCTGTTGGGGTCGCCAGACTGGAGGGCAGATTGCCATGCGGCCGATTCGCGTTCAAACTTCGACAACCGTCAACCCTCCTTTCCGGGCATCACCAATTCAGCCCCCGAGCCAGAAAAACCACGGGGCCGTCAAACAGCAGTCGGTGAACTACATCGGGTAGCGGCGCAACGGAGTCCCCGAAAGAATCACCTTCGAATCCGCGTTACCACCAACAATCTCCGTCTTCACAAAGAACTGCTGCGCCGGCTCACCAGGCGACTTCGCCGGGATCGCCGCGTTCTCACTGAACCGCCCCGACAGATACTTGTAAAAGTTGCCCTGCGGCGGAACAATCCCGAACATCGAACCGACCTGATCCGTGAACGCGTTCCGTTCAGAGAAGAACGACAACAACGACTTCACGGCCTGCTGAAAAATGTTCAACTCCTGCGGCGACGGCGGCACAGACGTCAAATCCTGCACAAGAGTCGTCTGCGAACGCGGATCAGTACGCAGGAACACAATCTGATTCGGCAACAACGGACCGAACTCCACATACTCATCCGCACCCGGACCGTCGTACAACCGGAACGTGCCCGGACCGAACAGAGTGGCATCCCAATACATCGACTGGTCACCAACGTTCACCATCGGCACAAAACCTGATTGGGTGACGTTCGCGTTGTCGCCCGCAGAGACCTTACGCACCGGAGCTGGTGTTGCCTGCGTGATCAACGCCCCACCGGCCTGCATACCGAACCCGATGCCCCGATAGTCCGGCCCGAGTTCACTGCCGGAGCCGGTTTCCTTGTGCGACAGGATCGGCAACCCGTTGCGCAACACCTTGAATATGCGGGGATTACCCTCATAACCCGCGACCAGGGTGAACTTCTCCCCGATCAGCGGGGCCACCAGCAAGGGGCGTTGGAACATTACTGTCTGCGAGAAGTTGTTGAACCTCGACAGTTTGATCCAGTTGCCCTGCACCCTCATGCGGATGCCGTTGCCGTCCCAGGAGCCATCGGGGTTGCGACCCATGCGCGCCCACAGGTCATTCGCCCCACTATCAGGGAGGCTCCATTCCTGGAACCCGCCGAGCACCATCGACACGACCTGGTTGTCGGTGTCAGTGTCGAAGTCCTTGTACGGCCCGCACACCACTTCGCGGGTTTCGGTGGTCAGAGGATCATCCGGATCGTCCCGCCACCTCGCCTGGTCACCGTTGGCGTAGATGTATCCGCCGCCGTCACCTTCGTAGTACAGCGGCCAATCCGTGCCGAGGTCCTGACTGCTCGTGGTGTCGTAGTTGAACGTGTCGGTCATCGACTCGTAGTCGAACTGGAAACTCGCCGTGTAGTCGTACGTCCGCCAGAACCCCGAATCGGCCCGCAGACGAAGACTTTCACGCTGCCTCTTCCCGATCTCCAGCGGTGCTTGCGGCGCGCCTTGGAACCACCTGACCGGTGCCCACCAATGACCCATGTCGTGGGTGAGGAAGTTCAGGGTGGATTCCTGTTTGGCGTCGATCGACGCGATCAGATCCCGGTAGACGCGGCGCGTCCACTTCGGCGACCTGCCACGGCACTCCACCCCGACCTCAACTTCGATCGGGTCGTAGAGAGCATCAATGTTGGTGATGCCGTCTTCGGTAGCACCCTTTTGGTCGATGTGTTTCCACGGCGGGACCAGGCCCTTAAGGGACGTGAGATGCACCATCTCGGGTGCTGTGACCCGCTCGGGGACCGCTAGCCCGCCCATCATGTGGAAGGTGATCGACTTGTCGTAGGCGTCGAGCCACATCATGGGTTTCTCACCCTTGGCAAGGTGGTACCAGCCGTGGGGGGTTACATCTGTGGCGGGGTAATGCTTCTTAGCCATTTACCCTCCCGGCATGACGTACTGGTTTTGCAGGTGATAGGCGATGTCGCGGCCGGTGCCGTCTTCGGTGGCACGCTGGTTGTTGACCGTGATGTTGGTGTCGCCGCCCTGCTTGGGTTGGACTTGTCCTTGCGCAGCGGCTTGCGGGTCGATGTCCTTGCGCTGCTGGGACGCCTGACCGGCAAGGTTCGGCAACGCCGGAGCCGCACCAGCCAAACCACCCGCGATGCGGGTGATCCAGTTGTTGTTCGCCAAATCCGATCCACCCGTGGGTAGGAACGTTTCCATCAACCCTTGGGCGCCGATCGCGGCGACCTGGCCGCCGTACTCGATGGCACGGTTGATCAGCTTCACCCCGGTCTGAGCGGCCTGACCCGCGCCAGGGGCCATCGCGTCCAACGCCATCCCGCCGGCCTGCACCGCCATTCCGAGCGCGCCGCCACCGTCCATGCCGATCCCGCCGGAACCGGACCCGGCGTACGGTGCGACGTTCGCGCCGATGTTGGTGGTGTTTGTTGGGCCGCCGGCGAGTAGTCCTTGTGGCGCGCCCGGGGCCATCGGGCCGCCACCACCACCGGTGGTGGGAAGCGGCGCCGGGTTCGGTGCCCACGCACCCGACGAGATGGGGGCCGGTCCGGGCAGCGGGCCGGCACCTGTGCCCGACGCGGGACTTCCCGCTGCCGGAGCGGAACTGCCCGTGGCCCCGCCGCCGGTGGGGACAGCCACACCAACACCGGCACCTTGAGCGGGCCAGTTCGTCACCGTCACCGGCACCGGGCCGCTGCTCGACGGCGCCAATGCAGGGGCAGCAACCGTGGTCGCTGCCGGTGTGCTCACAGTCGGGGTTGCAAGAGCGCTCGGGGCCGCTCCGATCGGCCGGTAGTAATGCGACGTGAACGCCGGATCGTCGGCGCCCGTGCCGCCGATACCACGCCGCGCCGCTGCCTCGTCAGTGCCCCAGTTGAACGGGGTGCCGCCAGGCAGCGTCGCCTGCATGTGGCTGGCGTTGAAACCGACCCGGAAATCGCCAGGCCCGCCCATGCCCTTGATGAAGCCATGCTCGGAAAGCCACTGATCGGCATTGCCGGTCGCCAACGACCGACCGCCCGTGGGGCGGCCGTCGAGGATATTGACGAGATCCTCTACGGCGCTTGAGCAGTCGCCGATGCCCTTGGTCAGGTCCGCGATTCCGGTCTGCGAGTACCGGCCAGCGGGAACGGACGCGAGCAGTGCCGCGTCACCGGGATAGGCACCGATCGGCGTCATCGACACACCGGTCGCACCGGCCGACGGGTAAGAACCACGACCCGCGTACTGATTGTTCTGGTACTGCGGGCCGAACACACCCTGCGCGCCAAGGACACCCATCAAACCGTGACCGCCCTGGGTCGGGTTATAGGCCGAAATGGCCTGCAACTGCCCCAACAACGGTGCGGCGGCAAGGTTCGCCACGAACTTCGTGATGTTCTCCGCGATCCCCGCCAAACCCTTCGAGATACCGAAATCCTGATCCAGCTGGGCGCCGATCTGCCCCAAATCCTTGGCGTGCTGGTCGGTTTGCTTCGTCAGCTTCTCGTACTGATTCGCGCGGGCCTCACCCATGCGCATCTCGGCGGCCTGAAGGTCACGTTCCGCTTCGATCACATCGTTACGGGCCTTGAGCCGGTCCTCTTCGGTCGCCTCGGTGGACTGCTCCAACTGGGCTGCGCGGGCACGCTTCTCCGCCAGTTTGTGGCGGGCATCCAGATACGACGATTCAGCGGAGAACACGGCAGCGTCCTGCGGCATGCCAGGAATCCCCGGCGGCAACGTCGTGTCATACGGCAACACCGGTGCATCCGGCAACTTCGGGCCAGACGACGACCCGTCGGCACTACCCGCAGCGCCCGGAAACAAATCAGCCAACGGGCCATCAGGACCCGCATCAGCAGCAGCACCACCACCGCCACGGCGCCCGCGTCGGTCCTCCACGGAAACATCCAATGGAACCTGACCGGGAAGGTTGCCGAACGGGGACGCTGGACCGTTCGAGTTCGGACCAACAAGCCCCGGTATCGGGATACCACCAACCGTAGGCGTACCAGGCCCAGGCCCGCCCCCCAGTTGCGGCAACGGCGACGGTTGCGGATCAACCCCCGTGCCGCCCTGAATGTTCCGGTCCCACCACTCACGGGCACTGCGCCCCAACTGGTCCGGCGTGTTCGAATGATTCCAATTCTCAGCGCCAGGAATCGCGTTCTGAATGGCCTGCTCAATCTCAGGGCCGTTCTGCGCGACCAGGAACGCCAACCACGCCGGCACCGCCACCCGCGACAGCGCAGCAGAGATTCCCTTAGCCGACTTATCGGCAGTCGCGGGAAGCCCCGCCAGGGTAGTGCTCACTGTTGAAAGGGATTGCGTCAACGCGGTAACACCAGCGATCGCCTTCCACGCCATAAACGCGGTCACTACATCACCAACGCTGATCCCTATCCGGTCCAGCATTTCGACCACACTCGACAGCGCATCCCACAGATCCTGCGCAGTCTCAACCGCACCCTCGAACGCATCCTTGATGTCGTCCTTGTGGGCAACGATCCACGCGTTCAAGTCATTCAGCTTGTCGGTCACGTTGTTGATCGACTTCGCCAACGCCCCGGGACCCTCAGTAGTGTCCAACGGGTCACCAAACAAAGCCGAAATGAAGTTCGCCCCAACACGACCCACAGCGGCGTTCATGTTCGACAAGGCACCGTCAACGGTGTCGGCCAGCTTCTTCGACATGCCACCGAACTGGCCCTCAATCGCCTGCACAAGCATGCCGAACGAAATCGTGCCGTCCTGCGACATCTTCTGAATCTCAGCGCTCGTCAGGCCGAACTCTTTCTGCAACGCCGCCTGAACATTGATGCCACGCTCATTGAGCTGCAACATTTCTTCGGCCTGCAACTTGCCCTTGTTGAACACCTGGTTGAAAATCACGGCCAGGTCGCCGAACTTCTGCCCTGACGCCCCCGCAGCGTCCGCGATCGCCGTCAACGCCGCCTGCAACGGGCGGCCCTGCTTCACCCCACCGGCAAGGAACTGAGTGGCAGCTTTCGCCGCCTCATCCAACGCGATCGGAGTACCAACAACCACCTCGTTGATATCCGACATGATCGTCTTAACCTGCTCAGCGCTGTTCCCCATCGCGGCAAGACGGTGCGACGTCGCATCAAGAGACTTGTACCTGTCGAAACCCTTGAACAGGGCAACACCGGCTGCTCCGATGATGCCTGTCGCGGCCGCCGTGAACGCGGTGCCCAACGCGCGGCCAGCCAACGCGCCAGCCTTCGACGCAGCACCCTCATACCCCGACAGGGCAGACGAAAACCGTCCCGCCACAGGCAACGACGACACCAAAGACGAACCAAACGACGACCCAAACCCCCGACCCGCCGACACACCATGCGACGAAAAACCGTCAACAATGCGAGAACCCGCAGCCTTCGTCGCACGATCAACCTCACGCGACAACTGCTCACCAGCGTTACGGCCCGCAGCAGCAGCTTCCTTGGTGACGTTCTCGCCGATCGCGCGGCCAGCAGCCGAACCGCCACGCGCCCCAGCCGCCTCCATCTCACGCTCAATGTTCTTCGCCGCCACCGCAGCAGCACGCTCATCAAGACGAGAAATAATGTCCACGTAGATCGGCATCAGACACTCACCTCCCGTCACCAGCCGAACAGATCGGCCTCAACCTCACGCTGCAACTCGTGCGCCTCAACTGAGGCTTTCGCTTTCTCCAACCGATCAACCGGGTCCTCGAAAGCGAACGGCTCATACGCCGCTTTACGGCTTCTCGATGCATGGAATGACGCCCTGAACCGGGCAATCTCGTTGTATGTTTCCGCCGCAATCAACTCCGACTCAGACCAGCGGCCCCCGCGAACAGCACGCGCCACCGCGCCATTGACCGGCGCGAAATCCACATACAACTCCCGAACGCGTTCTTCAGCGTTGTCCACGAACCGCACCCCGAACAGGTCAAGCAACTCCAAACTGGACAACCTGCCCTGATGCCAATCGGCGACGCTCAGCCCGAAAAACCGCCGCAGATCACTCGCTATCTGTCTCGGGTACAGTCTCCAGAACCACTGAGCTTCCATCACTTTTCGAGTCGGACTCAGCTCGTTCCGCGATCGTGAAACCCTGCTCGGTCCACGCCCGCCACACATCCCGGGCACCGGCAGGACGTCCGTTGATCTGCTTCGACCGCAACACCTCGTAGGAGTCCATGCCCAACACGACCTGAACGATCCGCACCTCACGCGGCGGCGACACACGCTTACCGTCCTTGAAATACGGCGGCCCCTTGACCGCGCCGGGACGGGTCTCCGCCGGCAGGACCATCTCGTTGCCGTCGCGGTCCTTCACGGTCTGCTCCGGGATGTACAGGTCAGGTTCCCGGTCATAGGTTTCGATCTCTTCGAGGTACGCCTCGTAGGCTTCCAGCGCATCGTCGTCGAGCATCCGAAGGTTCGGGTGCGGGGGGATCGTCATGGTGGTGCCGTCATCGAAGCGCAGAACACGATCGGCGAACGGCGAATCGAACTCGGTGGCCTGTTCACGCGCGGCGGCACCATTGTTCTCGGGTTTCTTCACAGACATCAGGGGCTTCCTTCAAAAAGGGGTTGATACAGGGGCGGTGGGCTGGCTTTGTGTGGTGCCTGCCGGGTGGGTGCCAGCCCCAAACCAACCCACCCGGCAGGACGATTCACCGGCTAGCTGCCGTCCGAGTACTGCTCAGCCCAGCCCGGGCCGCCCATCCACACATAGAAGTAGCCGGGAACAAGGGCGATCGTTCCCGCCGGGTCGGGCCGCATGAAGTACTCATTCGGCAGCACCTTGTACGTCAGGTCCGCCGTGTCAGGGTCGGTCTTGGACCGCTGCTTCGACGCCTGGTCGTCCAGCTTCACCGCCGGGTAACCCTCAGCGCGGTAAATGAACCCGCCGGAAGTGCGGCGCGCGTACAGCAGCAGAAGCTGATACTCCGCCGAGTCGGCGTCCAGCAGCGGACCCTCACCATAGTCAGGGGTACCCGGAAGAGCCACCAGCGGATTACCGGAGTTGTCGCACAAAGGAAGTTCCGACTCCAGCCGGTGAATCAGCGGATCAGCAGTACCGAGCGCCACGAACCGCACCGAGTACGACTTTTCCGTCACCTCAGAATCGACCGGGAACTTCGACTGCAACACCATCAGATCGTCAGAGGTGACATCCGGTTCACGCTCCGCGCCACCATCTTCGGGGTTGCAGCCGATGTGCCACCAACCCTCATTCGGGTCAGTGTTGTACTCGTACTTGCCGTTCACCTTCCGGCGAATGAACAGGTCATCGCGAAGCTTGCCGTCCTGCGCGAACGGCGACCACTTCACCGTCACGCAATCATCCTCGAACGGCGACATGTCAGTCGCGGCACCGCGATTGTCGCGGATGAACACCGCCTGCAGGCCGCCACGCTCGATGAACGGCTTGTGAATGTCAGTGAATCCGCCGGCGCTCCAGTCGGTGCCGGTCAATGGCTGCGTCATAGGGACGCTCCTCTCATTTGGATAAGGGACCGGATTGCGAAAATTTCCGGCGAACAAAAAGGGGACCCGGCACTATCCGCCAGGCCACCTTGTCAGGGCTGAAACTTCAATTAGATGTACTGAACACCGATCTCGTAGCGGCCCACATGCCGCACCAAGTGACCGTCGTCGTCATACTCGACGAGGACCGGTTTCATCAGCACACGCGCATAGTCGATACGCGCAACCACACCACCGCCGACCGGTATCTCCGTCAGCGGGTTAACGACGAGCTCCAGCATTCGTTGGTGCGTCAACTCGGCCTCATTCTCGGCGGCCTCATCAGACGCGGCGAACGTATGCACCGACACGACAGCCACATCGCTGCCCTCTTCGGGAACATCACGCCCATCGACACGGCGAACCACACGATGCGGCAACGGATCACCCGACAAGCGGCGAGTAGAAACCTTCCCCAAAGGGGACAGCCACGCCACCAACACACGGTGGATACTCGGCGCTGAATCAGTCGCCATACGCGGTGCCGCCGAACTGTTTAGCTGTCTTCTGTGCAGGCGCGTACTCGTCGTTGTGCGCCGACCCGAACTCCACGAGATGCGCTTGCGGATCAGTCGCGCCGACCTTCCCGCGCCCCTTGTTCGTGGACCGTTCCGTCACCTGAACAGAATCACAGTAAGCGCCGGTGCCCACGGGAGAATTGTTCTTCCACGCGGCAACAACCTCGTCCATGAACTCGTTGACGCCCTGATTCACCTCAGGCAGTTTGTCGAAATCGTCCAGCCGCACACCGAACTTCGCCAAAGGGTTCTTCCTCGTTGGACCGTTAGCCACGATTCATCACACCTTCCGAAGTTCTGCCACCAAACCCGGCGCCCAACCGTGAAAACCCATGTTCCAGTCACGAACCGCAACCACATCGAACACATCTGACCCGTACCCCACACGGTCTTTCACCTTCACTGGTGAACCGGGCGGCAAGTACAGGTCAACATCGATCGTTTCGGTTTCCACAATCGAATAGGTCCCCACCACCTGAACGTGAGGGGCAAGTTGGATCACTGGAACAGTCACCCCGGCACCGAACTGGGGAACCGTGTTACCCAAACCATCCGACGTGTCACCGACGTGCGGGTAATGCGTCACCGTGTACGCGGTTGGAAACGTCATAGCCGGTGAATCGTGATCGTAGGTGCAGGGTTGGCGAACCGTTTCGCATCTTCTAACTCGTCCCGGGTGAACACTGCCGTCCCGGACACCCACTCTGCGTTCCGCTGGGTGAACGGCCCTGCCGTCAGCGATACCGCCTGCGATGAAACCGAACCCGGCGTCACCGTCAGGTGACGTGCAGCGATCGCAGCCACAAACTCTGTTACAGAGTCGGGCACACCTCCGCCAACATATTCGACGATCACCACTGTGCCGGTAACGAGGGGGCACCCATTTCGGGTGACATCCACATAGTTACCGTCTTGGTTGAAGGCGGCTTCTTCTCCACCGGTAAGCGTGACTGCTTCGACTTCATCCACCACGCCAGGAAGCCACACGCGCCCGTTGACTACCTGCGCCCGCACCCGAGTGGCCCCGGTGGTGAACACCCGCCCGGTGACGCGCTGGAAGGTGTCGCTGACACGTCCCAGCACGCCATCCACACGGGAAGACTGCTCCGGTGTGAGCGCTGCGGCGCTCGGCAATCCGAGCGCCGCAGCAACGTCATCGGCGGTAGCAAGCAACATCGCTGTGGCTAGCTGCCCGTCTTATTGAAGACGACCACACCAGTCGGGCGAACAACCTTGCCGCCGTACACGTGCAGAGCGCGGATACGGTCGGAGAAGCTGTCCTGGTCGCGCAGCGCCTCGACGGTGTCGATCTGCGACACATACGCAGCAGCCGACGGATGGAACGCGACGAACTGCTCATCGTCGGTGTCCCGAAGGTTGTTCGACTCCACGATCCGAGCACCCAGCAGGTTCCCGATGGTGCCCGCGCGCAGACCCGCAGCGTCGCCGGAGGTGTCCGCGCTGGTCAGCTTCGACCCGGACGAACGCAGCCAGTACGCCATCTCCGCGTTCACGACAACGACACGCCCCACGTTCGGGACGTTCGCCTTCGTCAGCTCCTTGAGCGCCGTGGCGATCAGGTCGAACGCATCATCAGCGTCCGTAGGCGCCGAACCGGTAAGCGCGGTTCCGTTGTCCACCAGCATGTCAGCGATGAACTTGTCGGTATCAATTGCCAGGGCCGTGGCACCCGCACGGGTGTACGCCTCCAGCGAACCGGCGACCTGAACACGGTCGATGTCATCGACGAGGAAGTCGATTGACTTTTCCTGATCGATGAGCAGATCGACGCCGGTGTCGGAAATCGCGTCCGCCGAGGTCTGCCGGCCAGCGGCCTTGTAGTCCTTGACGGTAGGTGCGACCACGCCGGCGATGTGGACCACGTTGCCCTTGTTTGCGGTGCCTTCGTACTCGCGGTTGACGAGGTTGGCGAAAACGGTCTGGGCGGTCCACTCCTCCAGGAGCATGTCCGACCAGAGTTCAGGAATGAAGTTGTTGAAAGCCATTTTTGGCTCCCTTCTGTGTTAGTGGAGTTCTCCACGTAGATAGCTGTCGAGTCGGCCCTCTTCTCGCGCCTTCTTTCGCTCGGCAGGCGGCAGCGCCGCGTACTCGGCGGGGGTGAGAGGCTTCGGGCCTTCAACCTTCTTGTCTGATGTGACTTCCGACGTCGGCACAGCCGACGACGCCAACTTTGCCTTCAGCGCTTCTTCGATCCGCTTGTTGACGAACTCGTTCCACCGGTCGGCGGATTCGCGCATCTCTTCTTCGGTGTCGCCATGAATGAACTCCGGGTCGACTTTCGTTTCGCGCGCCACATCGCTGCGGATGCGTTCACGCTCAGCGGTTTCGAACTTTCGTGCCAGTTCTTCGATCCGGGCCAGGGGGTCGTCGCCGATCTTTTCCTGCGACTCGCGCCATTTCTTGGCGTCCGCGTAGTTTTCCTTGGCTTGCGCCTCGTTTTTGCGGGCCATTTTCTTCCAGAACTCGACCGTCTCGGTTGGTTTCGGAGCTTGCGTTGGCTCCTCAACCGTGGCGGTTGTGTCCTGGTCGGCTGCCGGTTCCACTGGCTCCGTTGCGGCGCTGTGTTCCGACGTTTCTGCTGTCACATCATCAGACATGAGGGTTTGTTTCCTTTGCGGATGGGTTTTCTATGTGCCATGCCCCGTTACGGGCCATGTGTGCGTTATCCAGATCGCCGGGGGTCAGCGCTGGATGCTTTTGGGGCCTGAGAACTTCTGGTCAAGCCATGCGAGGACCGGCCCAACCTCGCCGTGCTCCCGGGTGACGATCAACTTCCGGTAGTCAACGGCGCGGCCGCCGCGGTCTGCGATATCCGCGAACGCCTTCACCTGGTCATGCGTTTCGTTGAGAAGTTCCGTGCTGATCGTGTCGAAGTCCATCCCCGGCGGGATCACGTCAATATCGCAATCGCAGCCCGGATGGATTGGCATCAGCGAGTTTTTGCGGTACCGCATGGTTGATGCGATGACGCACAGCGCGCAGTTCTCGTTTCCGGTCAAGACGCGGCGGTAGAACTGGACACCGCTGCGGGTGAACGACGCCCTAGCTTGGTGCGTCTTCGCTAGTTGCAGGTCGGTGCCCGCCAGGTTCTCGATACGACGCTGACCGGCCCGGAGTGCGGCCGCGACGCTCTTACCTTCCGACAGTGCCGTACGTGCTGTGATCACAGGTCGCGCGTACACCGTCTCCGACGGCACACCGCGAATCTTGGAGACCTCGACGGCCTGCACCGGTGACTGCTGGGTGACTTCTGCGATGTACACCGAAGTCATGGCAGCCATCGACTCTTGAGCCGCTTGGACAACCGGTGCCACCGAAGATGTCAGCTCTTGCAGTCCACTGTCAGACAGCGTTACCGATGTCCACGCTGCGGACACATATTCGAGCAGTCTGCGCCTCAGTTCAGCGGTCGCAGCCGCATACTCAGCGTGATCCATCTTCCTGGGGACGCTGCACCGGATTGCCGGCGAACAGGGTTATCTGCTCACGCGCCCTATCGAGATCGTCCTGCTTGATCTGATCGGCGTTGTAGTTCAGGATGTTCCGCCGGATAGACGCCCACGACTCGCCGGCCGCCTTAGCCAGAGATGCTGCGGAATACTTCTCCCCCAGCGTCACACGGTCAGGCGACTCAAACGACACATCAACGGTGTCCTCAACCGATTCGCCCTCAATCTGCAACGCCTTAACCAAGATGGCCTCCAGGCCGATCTTGGCTATCGACAACCGATCCTCACACTTGAACAGGAAGCCCTTCTCAATGTTGTGCGCACCCTCAGCTGACTGGTTCGCGCTGTCCGGCATCAGCATCGGCAACGGAGTCTTGGTCGCCGACGACAGCTGTCGAATATGCTCCTTGATCGCCGACAACATCGGAGTGAAGTCGTTCGTCTGCGATTCCCAGATATCAACCCCAGGGGGCAACTCCCACAACGCTCCCGGCGCGGCCTCAAAGATCGAGGCGTAGTCGATCGCGTTGCCGTTCTCATCGACCTTCGGCAATCCATGCTCCGTCGACTTCAACGCCCGCTGACGGAAAGCCTGGATCGCCATCGTGGACAACAACTGAAGCTCAGCCCGGTTGATCCGGTTGATGATGTCAATGTGAGGCTCCACCTCGCCCATGCCATCAGGGTTCTGGTACACCACCACCGGCGGCGGCGAACCGGTCACTACAGCATCGCCAACCGGAACCCACGAGTCTGAGATTCGCGTCACCAGCCTGCGCCGGGACGATGACTGCACAAAGCACGGACGGGAGAACTTTTGCCACCCGTCACCCGACCACACAATCGCAAAATCTGACTCGGCATCGAGGTCCCGCCACCACCGCATAGCGGACCGGATCCGCCACGGCTGCAGCGGGTCAACGCTGACAACCATCGTTTCAGGAGAGTCAGCTGTGATCGTCGCCGTACCGTCATCACGACGCCAGCACGTCAAATACGACTCGCCGAAGTCCAGCCCATACTTGACCCACTGCTTACACACGGAATCCATGCGGTTATCCCGCCAAATGCGGCGGGCGCGTAACGCCAAATCACTATCGGCGGAACCACCAACCGTTATTCCGTTCGGGATGATTCGGTCAGCAACAGAGTCACGCACCATCAGACCCCAGTTGGTGCGCGCCTCACGCTGGAACGAACGCCACGCCGCAGACGTGTTCCGCGTCAACTCGGGCAGCGGAGCATCCCCATTGGAGTAACGCGCCAACAAACGCACCCGCGACATTCCGTCGTCGATACGCTTCGTCAATACCGGGAGCCATTCCGCTGGCGTTGAAGCAGTCAACAGCTGACCCCCTCTCTGTCTCTATGGCGACTAGTAGATCCGTCTAGGCGCAAACACTTTCGGGCGCGGATGCGCACCATCACGACGCGCATCAACACACGCCTCCCACGACAACATCCCCGCCATCGCAGCATCAAACTTGTCGGCCAAACGGCCATCCTGCTTCTGCATCACCCACAGAGGCTGGCCCGTATCGTCCACCAGCTTCAGCTCACGCCGCCCCGCATGACCCATATGCTCAACAAACTTCGGCCGCCACACATTGGCAGCCAGCGCCGCGTCACCAGTCGCCAATGCATCGGCATAACCCTGCGTCGCAGCAGCCACACGCCTCAAACTGCCGCCGCCGCCAACAGCCCACTCCACAACCCGATCCGGGAAACGGCCCGCCCACGCGGCGATCGTCGAATCCCAGCCCCACGGGTCGCAGTACATGCGCCACACCTCAAACCGAGACATCATGTCCACAACGAGCGCTGTCACCTCATGCTCAGGGACTTCCCACTCTTCGACGTTCTCGGGACGCTCCCAACAGCCCAACAACATCTGGCGTCCCGTCGCAATCTCAGTGACCACGACAGCCGTCGCATCTCTCCACCGCGACCCGTCAAACCCAGCGGTGACGAACGCTCCATCTGGGACCGTCTCATCACACTGCACCAGGCGTGTCATATCGAACGCCTGAGAGCCCGACTTACGCCACCGATTCAGATAGACACGCTCCCAGTACGCGCGATCAATACCGGTACGGTCGTAGTCCTTCGCGATCCGCTCAAACTGACCCGGACCCCACTCCCCAATAGGACCGGTAGCATCCGCGACAGCAGCAACCCGCTTCTCCACCGTGGACAAATCATCATGCTCATCGCCAGCCCAACGGCGGAAAAAGAACAGCGACGGGTCCTGCCGCTCGCCCCTGGCGATAGACTCCGCCTCGGCAAGCACATCCTCTTCGATGCTGCCCTGCCCAGGCTGCCCAGCCGTGGACGTGTACAACGTCCACGGGTCCTCCATCGGCCGCTTCGGCATGTTCTGCAACATCGTCTCGTGCGCATCACGATGCCTCGGCATAAACAACCGGTGCGGCTCATCGAAATGCTGAAACGTCGTCCGCGCGCCATCGCGAGACCCCGGAGCATTCGACACAGCAACAGCGAACCCATCCTCACCACCCGAAGGTGACAACCGGACGATCCGCTCCTTGCTGATATCAAACAGATCAGCATCAGGACCGTTCTCCAGGATGTACTTCAGCACCCCGAACGCCAGCTCCGACACCTGTTCCTCGGTGACCGCCATCATCGGAATCACAGGAGAACGCACCGGACGCCCCACCGGATTGCCGGCAGCATCAAACCCGTCACACCGAACCGGCGCCTCCGGGTGCAACTCCACACCGCAAATCCACGCCGCGAACTCGGTCTTAGCTACGCCCTTCCTGAGTTCGACACCAGCACGCTCGAACCGACGACGGCCAGCCAACCGGTGCCCACGCGGATACAGCTCATATAGGCGATACACCAGCGCGCGCTTCTCATCATCGAGACGCGCGGCCTGCCCCGACAGTGAGCCAGGACCGAACACCATCCGATCCTCAATGAAGTCACACACCTGCGGACCCAACGTAGGAAACGCTAAATCCACAGCAGGGACCTGCAAAACAGCCATAAGGCCGTCAGGTCACAAGCTTCAAACGAGGATCGTCACCAGGCTCCGGCGGGCACACAGGCACAGCCTCCGACTTCCGCCGCTTCGACCCCTTAGCCTTCGAATCCTCGGTCGCCTCAATCTGCCACTCCAAACGGCGACGAGCCAACGGATTCGTCCCATAATCAGTGTCGGCCTTCTCCAACCGAACCTGAGCCTCCGCACGCGCCTTCGCGTTATCGGCAGTCCAAAAATCGTTGTACAACATCGCCACACGGAACAACCCGTTGATATCCGAGTCTGTGTACTCCGGGGCCATCGGCGACGCCCAAATGTCATTCCACCAACGCACCGTCAACGGATGCCACGCAACACCATCCGGCAGGTCAGGCGCCACCACATCATGATCCGCAGACAACGTAGCCCGCGTCGCAGACTTATTGCGACGAGCACGCACAGAAGGATCTTTAGGTACAGGTGGCACTCGCCAGCACTTGTTGATTCCCGAAATGGGAGGAAGTCATGCCACCTGTACCTAAAGATCCTTCTGTGCGTGCTCGTCGCAATAAGTCTGCGACGCGGGCTACGTTGTCTGCGGATCATGATGTGGTGGCGCCTGACCTGCCGGATGGTGTTGCGTGGCATCCGTTGACGGTGCGTTGGTGGAATGACATTTGGGCGTCGCCGATGGCCCCGGAGTACACAGACTCGGATATCAACGGGTTGTTCCGTGTGGCGATGTTGTACAACGATTTTTGGACTGCCGATAACGCGAAGGCGCGTGCGGAGGCTCAGGTTCGGTTGGAGAAGGCCGACACTGATTATGGGACGAATCCGTTGGCTCGTCGCCGTTTGGAGTGGCAGATTGAGGCGACCGAGGATTCGAAGGCTAAGGGGTCGAAGCGGCGGAAGTCGGAGGCTGTGCCTGTGTGCCCGCCGGAGCCTGGTGACGATCCTCGTTTGAAGCTTGTGACCTGACGGCCTTATGGCTGTTTTGCAGGTCCCTGCTGTGGATTTAGCGTTTCCTACGTTGGGTCCGCAGGTGTGTGACTTCATTGAGGATCGGATGGTGTTCGGTCCTGGCTCACTGTCGGGGCAGGCCGCGCGTCTCGATGATGAGAAGCGCGCGCTGGTGTATCGCCTATATGAGCTGTATCCGCGTGGGCACCGGTTGGCTGGCCGTCGTCGGTTCGAGCGTGCTGGTGTCGAACTCAGGAAGGGCGTAGCTAAGACCGAGTTCGCGGCGTGGATTTGCGGTGTGGAGTTGCACCCGGAGGCGCCGGTTCGGTGTGACGGGTTTGATGCTGCCGGCAATCCGGTGGGGCGTCCGGTGCGTTCTCCTGTGATTCCGATGATGGCGGTCACCGAGGAACAGGTGTCGGAGCTGGCGTTCGGGGTGCTGAAGTACATCCTGGAGAACGGTCCTGATGCTGATCTGTTTGATATCAGCAAGGAGCGGATCGTCCGGTTGTCACCTTCGGGTGGTGAGGATGGGTTCGCTGTTGCTGTGTCGAATGCTCCGGGGTCTCGCGATGGCGCGCGGACGACGTTTCAGCATTTCGATGAGCCGCACCGGTTGTTTATGCCGAGGCATCGTGATGCGCACGAGACGATGTTGCAGAACATGCCGAAGCGGCCGAT